ATTTGGAATCAACTAGAATTTGATCACTTAATGGAAATTTTAAAATATCCATACTTTGGTGATGCTAGTTCTAGAATAACAAATAGTGGTAAAGGTAAATTATCAACACCATACAAAAGCGTATTGAAGTTTGATAAAAAACCTTATGAAGAACGACAAGTTACTGGTGATTGTTTAATCCAAGGTACCAAAGTATTAATGTCTGATGGTTCTTTTAAAAATATCGAAGATATACAAATTGGAGAAAGCGTTATTACACACAATAACAGACCTAAACCGGTTTATGAACTAATTAATAAATTGCCAACAGAAAAACAAATTAACCATGTACATATTAAAAAGTATGATAAAATTTTATCTATGACAAATGATCACAAAGTCATGGTATTTAATGATAGTGGTTATGAATGGATAGAAGCTAAATCTTTAAAGGAAGGCGATCTATTAGTTTTGCCAAAACAAAATAATAATTCGGTCGATGATAAAATCTTAGATCTAAGTAACTATATTTCAGATTTAAAATATGAAATTATTAATGATACTATTAGAGTTAAATTTAGTAAGAATAAACTTAAAAGATTTATCAAACTTTCTAATGATCTTATGTGGCTTATAGGACTTTATGCCGCAGAAGGAGGTGTTGATGGAGCAAATAAAGAAAGAATAACATTTAATCTAAATATCAAAGAAACTCAACTCAGAGACCGTATAGTATATTTGTTATCTGATATATTTGGTGCTAAATCTAGTATTTTTAATCGTGTTGATCAAAATGTCTGTTGTGTGAGATGTTCCAATATTATTGTAGCCAGACTATTTGCTCACTTTGTTAAAGGTAATCAATGGACCAAAAATCTCGATAATGAAATTCTTAATTCTTCTAAATGGCACAAGCTATCATTTTTAAGAGGCTGGTCTGATGGAGATGGTAGTGTTACCACAGAAAAAAGACGAAAATTAGTAGGAGTATCGGTATCTAAAACACTGATACATAATATTTCAGATATATTAATTTCTTTACAAATTCAACATACCATTACAATTAGACCTCCAAGAAACAAAAGCAAAGAAGCGTATCAGGTAGATTTATATGGGGATCAGGTATATAAGATTTATCCCGAACTATCAACGATGACAAAAGTGCGTTCTAAACAAAATCGGTTAACTTGTAGTTTAGGTCTATTAGCTCCCATAAGTAAAATAATAAAAGAAACTTATACCAATAATGTTTATTGTATAAACGTTAAAGATGATCATTCTTTTATAGCAAATGGAATAATTTCACACAACTGTGTCTCACACGGCACAAGAAACGCATGTGATATTAGTAGAGCAGTAGAGATTGATATATTAGGTGAAAAGGAAAGTTGGGTAGCAAGAGGAGCAACCGAAGCCATTTATGGTGCTCGTGGTTGGAGTGGTCAAGGTATGACAGGCAGTAAAGCTGCTGAATTTGTTAATAAGATTGGCGGAGTACTTGTTCGTAAAAATTATAAGGGTGTTGTTGATCTGAGTAAATATGACGGAATGCTAGGTGCCGGATGGGGTGGTCGTGGTGTTCCAGATAAAGTATTAGATTTAGCTAATGACCATCAAATTAGAACCACATCACTTATTAAAAGTGTCGAAGAAGCACGAGACGCATTAGCGAATGGCTACGGATTAGCAGTCTGTTCTAATTATGGTTTTAGTAATAAAAGAGATAGTAAGGGTTTTGCTAGAACTAGTGGTAGTTGGGCTCATTGTATGGCTTGGATAGCCTGCGATGATACCAATGGTGAAACAGCATTTTTAGTACAAAACAGTTGGGGCAAGTGGAATGATGGTGGTCATCCAGAATGGGGTCCAATTCCAGATGGTTCATTCTTAATTCATAGTGACGTAGCAGAAGGCATGATTAAACAAAATGGAACTTATGCCTTTAGTAATTTTAATGGATTTCCTGTACAAAAATTACCAGATTATGGGTTTGATTACTTATAAGGTGTATAATAATGAGACTAATAGATAGAATCGCTTTGCAACGACTAATTAGTATGCTATTAACTTTTATCTTGGCGGTACTTAAATTAATAGTACCAGAAAAGACAGAAGCTGATGATAGCGTGGATCATCCAAAACCAAAAAGAAAAAGAATCTTTCCAAGAGTAAAAAATGAATAAATTATTAGGGTTGGTACTAATAGCAACCGTATTATTTGGATCATCTCAATACAAAGGATCTACTACAGCATCTGTTGTTCTGGCTGGTGGAATAATCAAATCAACACATATCGAAATGCCAGATACAAAATATAAGAGAAAAAATTGTCCAGTATGCAAGGGTACTGGTAAGTATCTTAGTGGCGACGGTATCAAGATGGTTGATTGTGGATATTGTGAACCAGAAACAGGAACACATATGCAGAGTCTTCCTCAAGCCGGTGTAATTAAAAGTGGTACTATTTGTACTCCAAATGGATGCAGAGTAATACGAAAATGAATAATGAAAAGTTAAAAGCTATTTCTGCCAAAGTTTTAAATAAAGCTGGAGTACCCGAAGACGAAAAATTTGGTAGTGTTATTGCTATACTTATGATGATTAGTATTATTCTAACAGTTATCAGAGTACTACAAGAGTGCAATAAAAATAAACTATCTGGCGAGTATACTGCTCAAGATAAATACAATCTTTATGGATCAGAAATCAAAGAATATAGTTCTCGTCGTGGTATGTTTACAAAAATGAGAATAAAAAGAATATTAAGACGAGAATTATCAAAAGAACAATATGCTAAATATGGTATGCAATTATTAAATGCTATGTTAGATACAGGAGCAGATCTCAAGGATGATGAAGTCATAACCTTAGTGGAGGCAGCAAATGTTTAATATTCTAGTGTGGTGCGTATATGGTTTATTTGTGGGTTCTATCGCCAAAAGTATAGTACCCGGTGAAGAAAATTTTGGTTTTGTAAAAACAGTAGCATTAGGTGTTGCTGGCTCATATATGGGAGGTGCCATACTTTATCTACTAGGAAGTTACGAAGCTGTTTCTCCAGCAGGAGTAATTATGGGTGTTGCTGGTGGCGTTTTATCTCTAGTTTTATATAACAAGCTCACAACAAAATAAAACTTGACCAGACCATCCATTTTGTTATAATAGTTCCATGAGACCATCGTGGACAGATTATTTTTTAGGTTTGGCTAAAGTTGTTTCTCAACGTAGTCACGATATGCAAACACAGCACGGCTGTGTTATCACAGATTCTAGGGATAGAATTCTAGGCGTAGGATATAATGGCTTTCCTCGCGGACTTGATGATGATTTATTACCTAAAACACGGCCAGAAAAATATCCGTGGATGATTCATGCCGAAAGAAATGCTCTATCAAACTGTGTTGTAAGACCAGATAATGGAATAGCATATGTTACTGGTCAAAGTTGTAATGATTGTATTATGGCACTATGGCAAGAAGGTATCAAGAAAGTAGTTATGTCAAATAATCATGGCACACATTTATTCGATGAAGAAGCAAAAAATATTTTTAAAAATTTCGTTTCAATGAGCGGAATAGAAATTATTTATATACAACCTAATCTTTCTTGGCTTAAAGACTTGGGTGGTGTATTATGATAATAACTAATAACGGTATCGCTAAAATGAAAAATAATCTACACAATCAATTGGCGATATAGCCATATTCTTTTCTATTAGGAGAAATAATGTCCTCGCTTCAAGAACTACAGAATTATACATTTGTCAGTAAATATGCTCGTTGGATCGAAGAAAAAAATCGTCGTGAAACTTGGAAGGAAGCAGTAGACAGGGTTCGCAATATGATGCACACTGTTTATGGTGGGTTTGATATAAAAGACGATATAGATTGGGCTTATGATATGATGTATAAAAAGAAAGTTCTTGGAAGCCAAAGAGCATTACAATTTGGTGGCGAACCAATTTTAAAAAGACATGCCAAAATATATAATTGTACAAGTTCTTATTGTGACAGATTAAGATTTTTTCAAGAGTGTTTCTGGCTATTATTGTGTGGTAGTGGTACGGGGTTTAGTGTACAAAAACACCATGTTTCTAAATTACCAACATTAGAACACAATCCTCCAGAGGACATAGGCACTAAATATGTAATTGATGATAGTATTGAGGGTTGGTCTGACGCTTTAGGTGTTTTATTGAGTAGTTACTTTAGTAAACCTATCGAAGAATTCCAACAATATAAAAATTGTCACATATTATTTGACTATTCTAATATTAGACCAAAAGGATCTTCTTTGGCTTCTGGAGTAGGTAAGGCTCCTGGTTATGAACCATTAGCGAACGGCTTAGAAAAAATACGAACCCTACTAGACCGTTGTATTGCTAATGGACAAAAAAAATTACGTCCAATTGATGCTTATGATATTATTATGCATAGTAGCGACGCTGTATTGAGTGGCGGAGTTAGACGATCTGCTAGTCTTGCATTGTTTAGTCATGATGACGAAGAAATGGCAAAAGCTAAAACTGGCAATTGGTATATAGATAATCCCCAAAGAGCACGAAGCAACAATTCAGCCCTTTTACTCAGAGACAGTGTTACGTTTGAAGAATTCAACACACTTATGGAGTCTGTTAAAGAATTTGGAGAACCAGGATTTATTTGGAGTGATTCTACTGAAATGACATTTAATCCATGTGTTGAGGTAGGTATGTGGCCAGTAGATGAGGAAAGCGGAAAAAGCGGATGGCAAGGATGCAATCTTTCTACTATTAATTGTTCATCAATAGAAGACGAAAATGACTTTTATGAAAGATGCAAAGCGGCAGCAATTATTGGTACTTTACAAGCTGGCTTTACTAAATTAGACTATCTCGGAGAGACCAGTTGCAAAATCTTTGCAAGAGAGGCCTTATTAGGAGTTTCTCTAACTGGCACTATGGAAAAGCATGACCTTGTACTATCAGAAAAGATCCTAAGAACAGGAGCTAAAGTGGCCGTTGAAACTAATAAGGTTTTATCAAAAAAGATCAATATCAATCAGGCCGCTAGAGTGACCTGTTTAAAGCCAGAAGGCACCAGTTCAAGTATGCTGGGAACAAGTTCTGGTATTCATCCTCATCACGCCAAACGATATATAAGACATGTACAGGCCAATATTTTAGAAGCACCATATCAGCACTTTAAAAAACTAAACCCGCAAGCCTGTGAGAAGTCTAGTTGGTCAGCCAATAATACTGATGAGGTAATTAAATTCCCAATAGAAGTACCAGACGGTGCTAAATTAAAGAATCAATTACCAGCAGTAGAAATGTTATCTATTGTAAAAGATACTCAAAAAAATTGGGTCTATTCTGGTAAAAATAAATCATTATGTACCCAAGAATATCTTAGCCATAATGTGAGCAACACTGTCACAGTTAAACCAGAAGAGTGGACTGATGTAACCAAATTTATTTATGATAATCGTAAATATTTTGCTGGTATTAGTTTAATCCCACAAAGTGGAGACAAAGACTATCCACAAGCACCATTTACAACAGTTTATACAAGTCGTGAAATTGTTAAAGAGTATGGGGATGCTGCATTATGGTGCTCTGGTTTAATTGAATTAGCTCTTAATGCATTCAATAATAATCTATGGGCAGCTTGTGATTATGTAACTTTGAATCAAGCAAGCAAAGATCATCACGAATCCAAATTAATATTTGTGACAAAAATGAAAAACTTTGCCGGTAAATATTTTGATGGGGATACTAGAAGATTAACTTACTGTATGAAAGATGTATATAATTGGAAAATATACTGCGATCTGTTTAATAGTTTTAAGAAGGTTGATTATACGCAACTATCTGAAACGGAGGATAACACGGTCGGAATAGAGGAAATTAGTTGCGCTGGTGGTGCATGTCTAATTTAACTTTATTCATAAAGGGTAACCATTGAGAAAAAATAACAAAAAGAAAAAAGCTGTTGATTTAACTAATAATATTGATAATCATACCCAAATTGGTAATATATTTAGAAATAAATTAAAACCAAGAAGCGATAATCAAAAAGAGTATATAAGAACTGTTGCTGAAAATACCATAACTTTTTGTCAAGGTTTGGCCGGATCAGGTAAAACTCATATAGCAATTGGTATGGCGTTAGAATATTTATTGGACCAGAAAGTTAATAGAATTGTTATTACAAGACCAGTTATAGAAGCTGGGGAAAAAATTGGATATTTACCAGGAACAGCAGAAGAAAAATTACATCCTTATTTATTGCCGATTATTGATGAAATTAATCATTTTATCAGTATGGCACAATATGCGTCTCTAAAACTAAATAATAAAATCGAAGTTGTCCCATTAGGGCTTATGAGAGGTCGTAATTTTCATAATTGTTTTATAGTTGCTGACGAATGCCAAAATGCATCATATGAGCAATTAAAAATGTTATTGACAAGAGTAGGTCATGACAGTAAACTTATTCTTACTGGAGATATAGGTCAGTCCGACTTGAGCCGACATCTACAAGGAGGTTTTATTAATATGATCAACGCTTTGGACGGAATTGAAGGTATTGGAAATTGTAAACTAGAATCTTCAGATATTGTCAGAAATCCTATTATAGCCAAGATCTTATCAAGATTAGACACTTTTGAAAATGGAACACAAGCATAAAGAATGTTTATTATTAAATGCTGATTATAGTCCTCTAAATATTATATCATGGCAAAGAGCTATGATATGGTCTATGAGATTTGAACATAATCCAAAGTATGGCATAGAAATATTAGACTTTTACAAAAATGATTATATTAATGGGGTCGATAAAAAATACCCTATACCGGCAATAGCCAAGACTCAAAGATTTTTTAAGATCAATCACCAACTGGTGACATTTTCTAGAAAAAATATTTATATAAGAGATAATTATACATGTCAGTATTGTAATAAAAAATATGATATAAATACTTTAACATATGATCATGTAATACCGAAATCTAAATGGAATGATGATAATAGATCAGCAACATGTTGGACAAATATAGTAACAGCCTGTATAGAATGTAATAGAAAAAAAAGAAATAGAACACCCAAAGAGGCCAATATGCCATTGTGCAATATCCCAATAAAACCCAATAAACATTTGAAATACTTGCCTGTGTGTGAGCTTTTGAATAAAATAAAAGACGATATGCCAGAAGAATGGGTCAACTACTTGCCTCAATTATCTAACTATTAATGCCAACATATTCTTATTTTTGTAATAAATGCCATTCTGAATTTGAGCTATTTTTCTATATTAAAGATTATATTTCAAATCCATCATGTGTAGTATGTCAATCTGGTTCAACAGAGCGAAACATAACCAAAGATGCTATCACATTAAATACTTCTGTAAAAAAATCTGATACAGAACTAAAAACAATTGGTGACCTAGCATTGAGAAACTCAGAAAGAATGAGCGATGATGAAAAACAAGCCTTATACAGTAAACACAATGCCTATAAAGATGATCAATATAAAAAACCTTTACCTTCTGGAATGTCTAGGGTAAAAAAACAACCAAAAATAAAATGGCCAGGAACATCTGGAAATAAAAAAAGAAGGAATATTAAAAAATGAATCAAGATTTTTTTGTAAGGCCAAAAGATAATACAAATAATACCATAGAATATTTTACTATGATTGGACAACACGAATATATAGACGAAGATAAAAATCCTAGACTCAATAGTGAAAAACCAAACGTGTGTGCAAAAAAAATTATAGGTGATCAATCTACCAAATTTTTTATCAAAACCGGATTATACGGTAAGATCTATGATCCAATCGGACTATACTCAGAAGGAACAGGTGCTAAATTTTTAGCAAAAACTGGCAAAAAGGCTTGGGACTTTAAACAAGTCAATGCCAAAGTATTTGAGATGTATTTGACGTTTTTAAGAACAAAAAATAGGGCTTGGCTAACCAATGCCGAAAGGGAGTTAAATTAAATGAAATTATCTAAATCAACGACATATGCTATTAATTGGCTATATAGTAATAATAAATCAATCGACGAAATAGCAGAAGAATTAAATTTACAAATTGATACCGTAAAAGAGCATATAGAAAAACATCATGTGCAAAATACAAATACACTTGCAACCAAAAGTGAACCTGTAAAATCATCTAAAGAATTAATGATAAGACACACCAGAGACAAACAAACCAATAATGTCTCTATTATGACTAGAGAAGCGTCAGCATTCAATGATAATGCAAAAAAGAAATTTAATCATCAAGGAAGATCACAGGATCATATTTTTAAGCCAAATAAATGAACAAGTATCCATCTAAGTATTCTAATGGTAAAACTGTCACTGCTGCCCAATTCATTACTGAGATTATATGTGAAAGAATAGCAAAAAAAAATAAAAAGGATTTACATTATAGATTTTGGGTTTCATCAGAATGGGAAAAAGAATATAAAGGACAAATTGCTACTGCGCATAAGTTATTAAAAAAATATAATCCAAAAACTATAATTAGCGCATTATCCACTAGTGATGGCGTAAAAATTTATTCATTGCGAGCGCCTCACCTGATCGATATAGTAGATAGGCAAGCGAAGAAAGAGCTTTCGCAAAAAGATCATACGCACAAACCACCTGTTGATAGAAACTTTCTTCAAGAAGGTAAGCAAAACTCCGGCCATAAAAAAAATATTCTAGACAAATTAAAGGACATAGACAATGGTAGCAATTCAAGATAGTATAAAAAAAGATTTTGGTAATGATATAATTTTATCAGCTAATAGCATTATTGATAAAAAAAATATAGTTATACCAGTAAGTCCAGCACTAGACTTAATATTAAATGGAGGTATTCCAGAAGGTAGTTTTGTTGTATTAACAGGTCAACCGAAGTGCGGAAAAACAACAACGAGTTTAGACTTCGCCGCTACCTCACAAAGAGAAGAATATGCAATTGGTTCAGAGCCTAGAAATGTATATTACTTGAATATTGAAGGAAGATTGAAAAAAAGAGATATTGAGGGCATACCGAATCTAAATTTAGATAAATTTGATGTTATAGGGTCTCAAACAGGTAAAATTTTACACGCAGAAGAATATCTACAAATTGGCGAAAGAATTATTAATGAAGATCCTGGATCTGTACTAATAATAGACTCTTATTCAGCTTTGTGTACTGAGGCAGAAATTACCAGTGATATGGATAAGATGCAAAGAGCAGATGGGGCAAAACTATTAGCAAAATTTTGTAGAAAAGTTGCCAATGTGATTCCTGTTAATAAAAATATTGTTATTGGCATAACCCATCTTATGGGTAATCCAACTGGATATGGTGCAGAATTTAAAGAAAAGAGTGGGCAGGCAATAGCTTATCAAACAGATATTAAGCTTAGGGCCAAAAGTTTTAAACCTTGGTTATTAGGTACAGACAATACTCAAATAGGTCAAGAAGTTGAATGGCAAACTATGTGTTCAGCATTAGGTCCTCCCGGTGGTAATATCACATCTTTTATTAGATATGGTAAAGGTATTGATAAAGAAATGGAGCTTATCAATCTTGCTGTGGATATAGGACTAATTAATAAGGGTGGAGCTTGGTACACACTATCGTTTATGAATGACGATAAGAACAAATTTCAAGGAACAGAAAAGGTCAGAAACTTTCTAATTGAAAATAAAGATATTTATGAAAATCTTTATCAGGAAGTCAAAAAGACTATGGGTATATAATGAATGTGATTGATTTGGACGGTAATAGTTCTATTTGGCAATTAACTGGTAATATGAGTAAATCTTATCAGCATAAGTCTAGTTATCATATTAAAGCCAGAGAAGTACTTAAAAAAATATATCCCACAATGCAAATTTTAGAGGAAGTTCCAGTACATGTCAGAAAATCAGAAGTTTTATATTTAGATTTTTATTTACCACTAAATCGTAAATGCATAGAAGTGCATGGTGAACAGCATTACGCATTTTCATCCTTTTATCATAATAATAAATTGTCTTTCTTAAAAGCACAAAAGAGAGATAAAGATAAATGCGAATGGTGTCGTGTTAATGGTATATCATATATAGAACTAGCTTATAATACTATTAATGAATGGGAGCATATCGTTGCAAACAACTAAAGAACAAGTCGAACAATGGGATAAAGTATTAGATGAATATGAGTCATCAATAGGTCTTGGTCAATATCAAAACACACACGGATTTAATGATCAAGAACTCAATATATATTTCACAATGAGTAGGGATCAAATTGAAAAATTAACTCCTGAAGATTGTGCTCAAATATCTTATAGACTAGCACAATACTCTTTTTACTTACAAAGAACATTAAATAGAGAAATCGCTAGATATAATTGGGCAGAAGAAACGGTGAAGGAGACGATTGCGGACGAGATTAATAATTATAAAGGTTATGGGTATTTAGAAAAATCTTACCAAGCAATTAAACATAATGACAAGGCACAGTCATTGCATAAAATACAAAAATACGCAAAACAGAGAATGGACAGATTATCATATCTGGCTAATGGTATTAAAAACTTATCTGATGTTATACTTTCAGTACAAAAAATAAAGGTGAAACATGCCTCTTGATAATGATGATATTAAACAATTAATCGCTATATTACAAAAAGGATTGTCTTCTGAAAATAAGACTAGCCCTACGACACCAACACAATCAGATTTAGAACATCAGATCAAACCCATTAAACGAAATGAACCAAAGACAGAAAATAAGTTCATTTCTCTGGGTTTTCATAATTTACATAAGGAAGACGTAGCAATAGATAAGATGCTACAAAAAAATCCTCCAACACCACGCAATAGACAATTTAAAACAATAGATGTCAAGTGCAGGGTTTGTGGAAGATCTGAGTCTATAAATCCTGCTGTTTTGTATGAGTCGCCAGACAGATATAAATGTAATAGGTGTTCCTCATCTCCAGGTTGAGACCATAATGATACTATCAGACCCTTCCGCTGAAAGAGCCTTACTATCTACCATATGTCAATATGGAGAATCTGTATTTTTAGAAATTTCTGATCTAATTTCTGAAACCACATTTACTATAGATAGTAATAAAATTATATTTCAGTGCCTAAAGCATATACTAGAACAAAATGCCAATACTATTATAGATATTGGTATTTTATACTCAGCAGCTAAAGATATTGGCGTTGATCATATTCTTCAAAGAAAAGAAGAAGTTCAACACTTGAAGGCTATATTAGATTTTCCAGCCAATAAAGCCAATGCAACAACTTTCGCCGCAAAAATTAAAAAACTAGAGATAGCCAGAAAGCTTTATAATGAATTAGAAGAAACCAAAGATAAAATCTTAGAAGTATCCGGACAAGAAAGTATCACTCAAATCTTAAGCATTGCAGAGGATGGTATTTTCAATTTTTCTTCTAAATTAACAGACAGCGATAATGGTCCAGCACACGTCGCCACAGATTTAGAAGCCTATATAGACAATCTAATTAATAATCCGATTAAACAAGTTGGTATTTCAACTGGATTCCCAGTATATGATTCTGCTATAGGTGGAGGATTAAGAAAAAGCACAATCAATGTCATAGCAGCTAGACCAAAAACAGGCAAAACGCTATTAGCTGATAATATGGGATTTTATATTGCTAATAAGTTAAAAATTCCAGTTTTAAATCTTGATACAGAAATGACAAAAGAAGATCATCTAAACAGGCTAATAGCCATGATTACAGAAATAGAAATATCAAAAATAGAAACTGGTAAATTTACAGATTCTACTGTAATGATAGATAAAGTAAACAAAGCTGTTGAAGAATTAAAAGAGACTCCTTTGTTTTATAAACCGATAGCGGGTAAGCCGTTTGATGAACAATTATCTATTATGAAAAGATGGATAGTTAAGGAGGTCGGCTTAAATACTGATGGATCTGCTAAACCTTGTGTGATTTTTTATGACTATTTGAAACTTATGGATAGTCAGGGCATTGGTCAAGATATGAAAGAATATCAAGTTTTGGGTTTTATGATGACGAGTTTACATAATTTTGCGTGTAAATATCAATTACCAATTGTCGCATTTGTTCAATTAAATAGGGATGGTATTACAAAAGAAACAACCGACACAGCATCAGGATCAGACAGAATTATATGGTTGTGTAGCAATTTTACCATTTTTAAACGTAAATCCGATGAAGAAATAGCGGATGATGGTTCTGATTCTGGAAACAGAAAACTGATTCCTGTAATTAGTAGACACGGACCAGGAATAGAGGATAATGACTATATTAATTGTCATATGAAGGGTTGGTGTGCAAAAATTATAGAAGGTAAAACAAGAATAGAAATTATGAATAATAATGGAGGATTTGTTACTAATGATAAGCAATTTGGCTCACAACAAACAGAAAATGAAAAAATCGACTTCATTTGATCAAAATAAAATTAAAATTATTTGCGATAAATTATGTGATCGTATAGAAGATTTATTAGAACATTTTAATCTCGAATTTAAGACTAATGGTAAATTTATCTCCATGAGTTGTCCCATACATGGCGGTGACAATAATAGCGCATTAAATTTGTATCATGTAGGAGATTTTTATAGGGGCAATTGGAAGTGTCGCACACATCACTGTGAGGAAACGTTTAAGGGATCGATTATTGGTTTTATTCGTGGAATATTATCTAACAGAAATCATAATTGGTCTAAAGATGGCGACGAGGGCTGTTCGTTTAAAGAGGCTCTGGATTATGCTACAAATTTTCTAAATGTATCTCTTGATGATATTAAAATCAATAAAAATACAAAAGACAAGAATACTTTTGTAAACAATGTTAAACTTCTTCAAAAAACTACCATTAATAATAAACAGGGTATTCTACGACAAGATATTAGGAATCATTTACGTGTTCCTAGTGAATATTTCTTATCAAGAAATTTTGCTAAAAACATACTAGATAAATATGATGTTGGCGATTGTTTGAATGCCAATAAAGAAATGTTTAACAGGGCTGTGGTACCTGTATACGATATTGATCATAAATTTATGGTAGGGTGTACAGGACGTAGTATTTTTGAAAAATGCACCCAATGTAAATCTTATCATGATGGTGAATGTCCAGATGAAGAAAACAGTTGGAAACACAGTAAATGGAGACATAATTTTGGCTTTAAAACTCAAGACCATTTATACAATTACTGGTATGCTAAAAAATATATAATGAATTCAAGCACTGTTATACTGGTAGAAAGTCCTGGTAATGTATGGAAACTTGAAGAAAATAATATCCATAACAGTGTGGCATTATTCGGCTCAAATCTAACAGATAGACAGAAAACTATTTTGGATATGAGTGGCGCAATGACTATAATTACTATTATGGATAATGATGATGCTGGTATTAAAGCAGCTAAATTAATTCATGATAAATGCCATAAAACATACAATATTAAAAATATTACCATATCAAAAAATGATATAGCCGAAATGACATCCACAGAAATAGAAAAAGAAATAAAGGTATTTTTATGACACAGATAATTGCTTTTGCCGGAAGAAAACAATCCGGTAAAACATCATCATCAGAAATGATTCTTGACTTTTATGATAAAGTTGTTGGTAATAGTACAGGAATTAAAATATATAACTTTGCCGATCCGTTAAAAAATGATATTTGTATGAAAATTTTAGGATTATCACACGAACAATGTTATGGCGATGATAATTTTAAAAATCAAATCACAGATTTGCAATGGGACGGAAAACAAATGACCGCCAGAGAGGTGATGCAGTTTGTCGGTACCGATATTTTTAGAAAAATGAAACCAAATATCTGGGCCGAAGCCACTATTAATAAGATTAAGACAGAAAATCCTAAATTAGCTATTATTGCAGATTGTCGATTTCCTAATGAGGTTGAAGCCGTTAAAAAGGCTGGTGGCATTGTTATCAAGCTTATGCTTAATCCACACAACTCTGACCATGATAGTGAAACAGCATTAGACCAAACAAACTATAACCATAAAAATTTTGACTTGGTTGTCTATAACCACAATTTATCTGTATCAGATAAAAATTATGCTATACTCACTTTTCTAAAAAAGAAAGGGTTATTACAATTATAATAACATATTTTCGTAGCTCGTCATTCAATACTCATAGCTTATGTGAGCAGCAATACTTTATAGAGTATGTGCTTGGGTGGAGAGGTCCATCAAATCAAAAAGCAGATAAGGGAACCATAGTACATAAAGTACTAGAAATACTAGCATTTATTAAACAAACAGAACAAAATAAAAATACTCTTTTTACTGATGATATTGCTGGAATAATTAATATTAATAATTATAGTATATCAGATATATTTGATATCGTATATAACCATTACACAAAAAATAATAGTCATCATCAATGGAAAGATAAAGATAAGGAAGATTGCTTAAAGTGGGTTAATAAAACATTAGAATTTAATAATGGTATGTTTGATCCTCGCAATCGGAATATAATTTGTCCAGAACAACATTTTGATTTTATCATAGATAAGCCTTGGGCAAAATATTCATATGATACTGAAGATGGAGTACTAGAAGGAAATTTAGCCTTAAAAGGCACGATAGATTTAATCACACAAATTGATGATAATTTTTTTGAAATTATAGATTGGAAAACAGGAAGAAGATTAAACTGGGCGACAGGAAAAGAAAAAACACAAGAATGTCTCGAAAATGATCCACAACTAAGAATATATCATTATGCTGTAAGCCATCTATATCCTAATATAGACAATATTATGATTACAATCAATTTTATAAATGATGGCGGGCCGTTTTCTATGTGTTTCCAAAAATCAGATCTAATAAAAACTGAACAAATGCTAAGAGATAAGTTTGATAAAATTAAAGCCGTGAAACGACCATATCTTAATAAAAGCTGGATGTGTAAAAAGTTATGCCATTTTGGCAAAACCACATTTGAAAATACTAATATTTATCCATTAGAAGAATATAGGGATGGAGAGTCTACTCCAAAAGGACAAACAATGTGTAAATGTGAACAAATTGCTCATGATGTACAGTTGCAAGGAATCGATTCTGTGATAAAATACTATAAACACCCAAATCACACTTTTGGATTTTATAAAGCTCCTGGTGAATAATGTCATATATTCCATTACACGTTCATTCTCATTATAGTTTACAATTAGGCTTATCTAAACCTAAAGATATATCTGATAGATGCTTGTCTCTTGGTATAAAAAGTTGCGCCTTAACAGATAGTGGCAATATCTCAGGAGCCATAGCTTTTTATAAAGAAATGACAGCAAATAATATTAAACCAATTTTAGGTTGTGAAATTTTTATTACTGATCATGATGCTTCTATAAAAAATACTGAAAACGAATCTTTGTCAAAGATTACTATCTTATGTAAAAATCTAAAGGGATGGCAAAGCCTGATTAATATAGTATCACAAACTAACTCGGAACAATTTTTTCACAAAAAACCAAGAATAGATTTAGAAAATCTACAAAAATTAGTAGATAATGATTCTTTAATATGTATTACTGGATATTATGGATCTTCTTTGTGGAAGAATACAACCTCTGATAATCAATTGAAATTAGATTGGGAAAATATAGCAAAACATCATATTGAGCAATTGAATAGTATTTTTGGTGAAGAAAATGTGTTTATAGAGATACAATTATTTAATGACTATTATAATCAATTAAATGTTATGGAAGAATTCCGATTACTATGCAAACAAGAAAATTGGAGGCGTATTGCTGGTATAGATAGTTACTACTGTAATAATGATGACCATGTTGACCAGAGAATAGTATTGTGCAGTTCTCTCAAAACGACACTACCAGAAATATCTAAAAAGATTTTATCTAATATCGATACTGGATTTAATCATTTTTTTAATTCTGATAAATACCATATATTAGATAATGATACGGTGTCTCAGCTTTATGATACAGAAGAGATAGAAAATACTTTTTTGATAGATTCGGCGTGTGAAGCATTTTCCCCTCTTGGTCAACATATTTTGCCCAATTTTATATTTCCCAAAGAATTCAAAAATGAATCAGAATATTTAAGACAATTATGCCGTGACGGATGGAAGCAAAAAATAGACAAAAAAATTGATAAAAACGATCAACAAATATATATAGACAGAATCAAGTACGAACTAGAGGTATTAGAAACGGCGGGTTTGTCCAGCTACTTTTTAATAGTACGAGACATATTGGAATTTGTGAGGTCTAAAGGGTGGATTCCTGGGCCGGGTAGAGGTAGTGCTGCTGGTTGCTTGGTATCATACTTAATAGGTATTACAAATATTGATCCTATAAAGTATAATTTATTATTTGAAAGATTTTATAATGCTGGTCGTAATACCAAAACTAGAGTCTCTATGCCAGATATTGACGTTGACGTTCCTATTAATCAAAGAGATACTATTATTCAATACATTAAAGACAAATATGGTCATGATAAAGTATCTCAAATGATTACATTTAATACTCTCAAAGGACGAGGGGCTTTAAAAGAAGTCTTAAGGGTACATGATAATATATCTTTTGAAGAGATGAATAATATTACTAAACATATTCCTGACGAGGCTAAAATAGCTGACGAATTACAAGAAATTAAAGAAGAAGAAGGATCGGCGTCTATTATAAAGTGGGCTTTAGAGAACGATCCAGACAAATTTAAAGAATGGTGTCAAATTGACGAAAACGGACAATTAAATGGTCCACTTGCCAAAAGGTTTGAACAAGCTATTAGAATGGAGGGAACCAAATTTCATCAGTCAAAACACGCTGCTGGAGTGGCAATATCCGCTAAACCTTTAGGTTCAATTTGTCCAATGATCTTTGATACTAAAACCAATCAAAATATTGCTGGTTTAGAAATGAATGATTTGGACGGTTTAGGAGTAATAAAGTTTGATATTCTAGGCATAGCATTGCTAGACAAAATTATGTTTGTGAATCAATTAATAGGGAGTTATAAAAAATGAAATTTTCAGAATTATCAGTTGGAGATCAGTTTACATATAAAAATACAACATATACTAAAACCGAACCCAAAAAAGTATCATGTTGCAAAACTTTAAATGCTGTTAATCTCAGCAATAACCAAAAAGTAATGATCAAGCCAATTGAAGAAGTAGAGAAAATCAATAGTGATAACTAATAATATTTGTGTGTTCGATTTTGAAACCGATGGTTCTGATCCGTCGGTATGTAGTCCTGTTCAGCTATCTGCTGTAATTGTAGATACTCACAGATTAGAAATTATAAAAGATTCAGAGTTTAATGTATTTCTAAGGCCAGAAAGAATAGAAAATACAAAGACTCCTGATATCAGTCTCTATAATGATAGTGATATATTAGAGTGGCATGCTAAAATTAAAAATACTACCAAAGAGAATATATTTGATTCTTGGGTAAAATATCCAGAACAAAAATATAGTTGGAATCAATTTGTTAATTATTTGGACAATTACCACACTAATATTAGAAAATCCAAAAGTCAGTTTTCTGCTCCTATAGCTTGTGGCTATAATATTATTAGATTTGATATGAAAATTATCAATCGTTTAAGCCAGAAATACAATAATACAAATAAAGAAAATAATACCGACTTATTTCATCCAAGAGATCAAATAGATTTAATGGCTGTTAGTTGGTTATGGTTTGAAAACATATCAGATATTAAATCATTAGCACTAGATAATCTAAGAGACTATTTAGGTATAGACAAAACTAATGCTCATGATGCAACAAAAGATGTTAAGGACTGTGCAAATATTTTAATTAGATTTTTACGACTACATCGTAATGTAGGTTCCAAAATAAAATTTAAAGACTCATTTCTAAATTCAGCTCAATGATTGACTTTGAAAATATTGATCTATCGTGTCCAAAAACATGGGATCTTATTGGTAGTGGGGACACTAAGGGTGTCTTTCAATTAGAATCCAGACTTGGACAAAGTATGTCCAAAAAACTGAAACCACAAAATATTGAGCAGTTAGCTGCTCTTATTAGTATCCTAAGACCAGGATGCTTAGAAGCCGTTAGGGATGGTAAAACTGTTAGTAACCATTATATAGACAAAAAGAATAATAAAGAATCTATCGACTACTTTCATGAGTCTTTGGAATCCATTTTGTCTGAAACATTCGGGGAAATGGTTTATCAAGAACAGGCTATGCAAATTTGTCAAAAAATTGCTAGTTTCAATTTATCAGAAGCGGACATGTTGAGAAAAGCTATTGGCAAAAAAAATCCGCAAGAAATGGCCAAGATTAAAACTTTGTTTATACAAAAAAGCAAAGAGACTAATATGGTTAATGAGTCAGAAGCAGAGCAGATATTTAGTTGGATAGAAAAAAGTCAAAGATACTCTTTTAATAAGAGTCATGCTATTAGTTATGCTCTTAATGCTTATGTATCAGCATATGCAAAAGCTCATTTTCCACTTCAATTTTTTACATCTTATTTAAGGTTCGCAAAAGATAAAATCGACCCCATGAGAGAAATCAACGATCTTGGAAATAATGCTATTGAACATAATATTAGAATATACAGACCCGATTTCACCAAAATGAATAAAGAGTTTGAATTAATTGATGATATAATTTATTTTGGTTTTACAAATATAAAGGGTGTTGGAGAGTCTGTATTTAATAAAATTAAGGATATAATCCAAAACAATAATCTGGAAATATCTAACATGTGCCTAAACGAGATATTATTCTGGATTCTGGATAAAATCAATTCAACAGCAGCTAAAAATTTAATATCTGTTGGAGCATTTGATTATTTGAAAATTTCTAGAAAAAAAATCCTATTTTACTTAGACACAATATCACATCTGAGCAATAGAGAAAAAGAAATAATTATTAATAATATAGATCTAAACTCAACACTAATTGATATTTTACATAAGGTCAAAGATAGTACAAATAAAAGAAGAAAAGAAGTTATATTATCACTGATCAATGCTTTAGAAGCGCCCGCATATAGCTTGGATGATAATTATGAATGGATAGCAAATACTGAAAAACAACTATTAGGAATAGCGATTACCTGTTCTATTATAGACGCCAGAAATACAGAAGCGGCTAATTGTGACTGTCAAAGGCTCAACAGAGACAGAGTGTTACCTAAAAATATTCTAATAGCATCAGAAATAGCTAATATTAATATTGTAAAAACAAAAAAGGGAAAAAACCCTGGTCAAGAAATGGCATTTATAAAAATAAGCGATGGAACAGGTTCTGCTGATATTATTGTATTTCCAAAAGAATTTGATAACATAAGAAATATCTTATATGAAGGGAATACTGTAATGTTTAGTTTGGAACAATCAAAAAATAAAGACTCAATTTTTGTAAAGAAGTGTTGGCAAATCTAGTTGACACCTCATGGTCTGTGGCTACTATATCTATAGAGTTGGTTTTACTTCAAAAAGGAGATATTTATGAATCTTGTTATTTTGCGTGGAAATTTGGCTCGTGATCCGGAACTCAGAACTGTTAATGCTAGCAACAAGTCAACATCTGTTGTTAATTTTACAGTAGCAACTTCTAGAGAGTTTACTAAACAAAACGGTGACACTGATAAAATTACTACTTTTGTTCAGTGTGAGGCTTGGGACAGTGGTGCCGAAGCAATTGCCGATACTCTGAAGAAGGGTGATCTTGTAATGGTTGAAGGATCTTTACGAAATGACTCGTGGGAAAAGGATGGAGTAAAGCACTCTACTTTAAAGGTTAGAGTAAATAATTTTGCTAAGTTAAATCGTGGTAATGGTAAGAAGAAAGATAAGGAACCAGCAGAAGTCGTTACTGCATTCTGAAATTATCTAAGTACAAAAGATCCTCGCTAGGACGGCGGGGATTTTTTGTATTATTTTCTGAAAGATTTTATGAAAAAAAGAATACTTATGTGTGGAGAATCCAGCCATATTACTTCTGGATTTGGTAACTACACTAAAAATATTCTACAAAGATTACATGATACTGGCAAATACGAAATAGCAGAATTATCTTGTTATAGAGATAGTTCAGTATCAAAAACAGAACCTTGGACAGTATATCCGGCGGCCGTACCAACCAATCATCCATTATATAAAGACTATATTGGTAATGATGCTAACCAGTTTGGACAATTAGTATTTGATTGGGTATTATTAGATTTTAAGCCTCATATTGTTTTTGATATCAGAGACTTTTGGAATTTTACATATCAAGAAACATCAGTATTAAGACCTTTTTATAATTGGATTATAGGACCAACCTACGATTCATCTCCACAAAAACTGGAAACCTTGAATCTATTTGGTAATGCTGATCTTGTATGTTTTCATACCGAATGGGCCAAGCAGGATCTGCTTAATAAATTTCATTATCCTCATCAAAATCTTGGTCCAATAGTTAATGACGCCGTAGATCATAATGTTTATAAGCCAATAGGATATAGTAAAAGATTTCATAAAATTAAATACGATATACCTCCAGATTCATTTGTTATTGGATCTGTAATGAGGAATCAAAAACGCAAACTGATTCCTGATATTTTAGAAGTATTTAGTAAATTAAGACACAACAATTTAGATAAGAATATATTATTATACTTGCACACATCTTATCCCGATGCATTAATGTGGGATCTTCCGTCTCTGCTATTAGAGTATAAAATAGCAGATAAAGTTTTACTAACACACATATGCAAAAATTGTCATAAAATTTTTCCTAGTGTTTTTCAGGGTGTTCGTTCTGTTTGTAGACATTGTAATCAAAATAGTGCATTTATAGCAAGTTTAAGAAATAGTGTATCAGAGGATCAGTTGTGCGATATATATAATTTATTTGATGTATATGTTCAATATGCTATTTGTGAAGGTTTTGGAATTCCTCCTGTAGAAGCTGCCGCATGCAAAAATCCTATTATTAGTATAAATAGCGAGGCTATGGGAGAAGTTGGAAAAAATATCAACGCTGAATTAGTTGATGTGTGTAGAGTATTTAGAGAGCAAGAAACTAATGCTAAAAGATCATATCCAAATAATGATCATCTGTACTCTATATTAGAACGGTATATGAATATGCCAATAAACGAATTAAATAAAATAGGCGATGGTTGTAGAAAAAAATGTCTACAAAATTATCATTGGGACAAGACAGCAAAAACATTTGAAACCATATTTGACAGCGTAGATGTTTCATCAAAGATTCCTTGGGATGCTCCTCAGAGACAAATTAATATGTCATATAGCATTAGTGGAGTATCAGATCATAGAACTTGTATATATGATATTATAGATAATATTATTCAAGAGCCGTATCTAAAAAATACTTATTTTATTGAAGAACTAATTAGGAGTGCTAATGATGGATTTGTTCAAAATGGCACAAAACAATTTGTCTTTAATATTGAAAATTATATTAAAATATTGGAAACATATGCTAAAAATAAAGTATCTATAGAAACTGTTAGAGTAACGGGTTCGAGTTCTTTACCAGATGCATTTAAAGATATTATTGGATATAGTAAATAATGAAAAATATTTTATATATCGGTCAATATTATGATAACAATGGACTAGGGGCATCCTGTAAAAGATATATACAGTATTTATCTAATAATCCAAAATATAATTTAGCTATCAGACCAATATATGTTACACAAAATTTAATTGCTAAACAAACAAGTACTGATACATACAAAGAATATGAAGTCAATACATTTAAAACATATGACACTTTAATACAACACATACTACCAGAGTATATTGAATATAATAGTAATTTTGGTAAAAATATAGCCATTACTGATATTGAAACTTTGAATATCAAACACTCTGGATGGATAGATAAATTAAATTTGATGGACGAAGTATGGACAGGTTCACAATTTTCTGCTAACAGTTTAATTTCTAGCGGATTAACAGCCCCAATAAAAATTATACCAGAACCATATAATCTACAAACATATAGCAATAAAAGGGATGGTTTTTTCGGTTATCATGAGAATCCATTTATATTCTATACCATAGGTCAATATACTGAGAAAAAAAATATTAAAAGTATAATTATGGCTTATTTATTAGAATTTAATAAACAAGACAATGTAAAGCTATTTATTAAGACATATGATCACAGAAAAACCAACGAAGATCTAGAGCATATTGTTAAATATGATATGTCTAATATTAAAAATATTATTAGAAAACCTAATGATCATTATCCAGATGTTGACGTGTTGTGTGGATATTTGTCTGATAATGATATAATAAGACTCCATCAATCCTGCGATTGTTATATTAATTTTGCTAGAGCAGATAGCTTTGGCGATAACTCTATAGAGGCTGCTCTATGCAACAGTGTGGTTATTAATACTAAAAATATAGGATCTAATACATATTTTAATTCTACTAACGCTTTAATGATTAATAGTACAGAAGTTCCCGTATTATGTTCAAATACTATGATTAAGAATATTTTTACAATGTACGAGAAATGGCTTGAGCCATCTATTAATGAGCTAAGAACTAATATGCGTAAAGCATATAATCTATCATTAACACAAAAACAAGAATTACAACAAGCATTTGATAAAGAAATTTTTTCATATAAATTTATAGAAAAGCTAATACCATGATAGTATCATCTATTCTATATAGAGAACAACTCAAAATTACAGATAAAATTAAGGTTTTATGGACACCAATTAATACTGAATTCGAAGATTTTATTAAATCTGCCGGATGCGAATTAGTGAATTTTTCCCAGCTATATTATGGCGATAATATTCCAAACTTAATTATTTGTAATAATAAAATAGAATTCCATAATGACTGTGCTAGCTTATCTAGAAAATTACACTTACCAGTATTATTAATTGATCATACGATTAAAAATCCATTGTATGATAATGAAAAAATAAAACAAATGAATCACTTCCCATGTATGCATCATATATGTATTAGTAAAAAGGTGAGCGACTCGTGGGATCTAAAAGACGTTCAGATATTATCTTATAATTCTAAAGATGAGGATAACATAAAAATATGGCAGAATCTACTGTTCCAAATAACGAAAAAGATGTTCAAGATTTAAATAATAAAAAACTATTCCTGCATCTTATTAAGCCAGATTTTATCTCTGTGGGCAGCGAATATGAATCAGTAACTAATATAGATACGATTCCTGATAATAGTTGTAATGAAATTATTATTAATGATTTATTAGATTACTTATCATATAATGAAAGTACTAATATATTAGATCTTTTAATTAATAAACTATGTACAAATGGTAGTATTATTATACAGTCTGTTGATTTATACCAATTAGCAACAGCGGTAACATTTAACGATATAGATTTGGACACAACCAAAATAGTATTATACCAAAATAAAAAAGCCATATATACCTTGTATGATATAGAATCTGAACTAAAAAATAGAAAGCTAAATATTGTAGAAAAAAAATATATAAACATATTTGAATACTATATCAAAGCCACAAAATGATTAAAGAATGCTCAGTAATATTACTTGACACGTTACCAGATAAAAAAATTAAATCTTTAGGTAATAGATGTTTAATTCAGCTTAAAAAGAATACTAATATTCTAGATTATCATATATCTATTTTAAATAAAATATTTTATAATCCAGAAATTATACTTTCTTGTGGATTTGAAAATAAAAAAATAAAGAAATATTTATCTAATAAAAAATATACTAATATTAAGTATTTAGAATATGATATGAATGATACGTCCAATATTGGTGCTTGCCTTAAGGAGGCATTAAGAATGGTTAAGGGTTCTAGAAATTATTTGATTATGAACACAAATCATATATTACATAGTTTTGCTATTAATAAAATTAAAGAAGCCTTATCATATAATAATTCTTTTATTATGCATAATAGTAGTAAGGGTGATATTGGGGTTATAATAAATAATGATCGTTTAATTAATTGCTATTATGATTTACCTAATAGTCTATATGATATTCTGTATATTAATAAAAAAGACTTTGATATATTTAATGAACAAACTTATGATATTAGTAAATTATATCTATTTGAGATTATCAATTATTATATAGAAAGAGGTATGGAGTTAAGACCCATCCGAATAAATAATAAAGCGATTACCGTTATCAATAATATGCAAAATATAGAAAGAGTAAAAAATCAATTATGTTTGAGATAGCATTATTTAGTCATAAATTAAACAATACTGACTCTTTAGCATTAAAGATTTATGAACAACTATATGCTAATGAATTGCTGCTTCATCCTGTAATATATACTGATCATAATAGCGCTCCTATTACAAAAAATATACCTATATTTTCAACACTATATTTAAGACATTGTTTTTATAATTATTATATTCTGGTATATCATACTGATCTAAAATATGTTCCTAAGGATAAACTTGATAGATGTATGGTAATATATGATTCAGATGAGGCGATTGGCTCTAATGAATCATATTTGAATATTAGATGGACAAATCTAATTGATGCTATTAATAGTATAAAGGATAAATTAAATGAAAAAGTATAATGAATATACAGATAATGAAAAAAAACAACTGATTAAAAAATTCTATACAAATGAGAATAAAAGTTTTCAAGATATCGCTTTATTGCTAAATACATATCCTAATAAAATTCGTAGAGATGCTATTAAATTTGAAATTAAAATTAGAGACAAAAGTGCAGCACAAAAAAACGCATTGAATACAGGAAAGCATTGTCATCCGACCAAAGGTAAATCTAGACCAGAAAGCGTAAAAAACAAGATTGGTCAAGGTGTGATGGTGTCGTGGGAGAGTTTATCTGATCAAGAACTTAAAAAAAGAAAAAATAAAGCTAAAGATAATTGGGATCAGTTAAGTGACGATGAAAAAGCAAATATGTTACAAAAAGCTAATGAAGCAGTTAGATCTGCTAGTAAAACAGGATCCAAATTAGAAAAATTTTTAGCACAAAAACTTATTGGTGACGGATATAAGATACAATTTCATCAAGAACAAACTTTGGTAAATACCAAATTGCAAATTGATATTGTGATACCTAGTATTAATGTGGCTATAGAAGTTGATGGGCCATCACATTTCTCTCCTGTGTGGGGTGACGATTCGTTGAAAAGAAATATAAAATATGATGAAAAAAAGACAGGATTAATTCTTGGTAAAGGATTCTATCTAATCAGAATTAAACAAACAAAGGACTATTCTGTGTCTAGATCAAACTTAATATATGATAAATTAATTCATATATTAGATGATATAAAAACTAATAATGTAAAAAATAAGATTATCTCTATTACGGACTATTAATAAAAAGGAAAAAGTATATGGCTAAAGAAAAGAAGACTGATTGTGATACCAAAACCAACAAGGTTGATACTAATAGTTTAGAATGGAATGATTATGTATTAGGACTATTATCTGATGATGAAAAAATAGATGGTAATCCTACTACTGATGGATTAAGACGAATTTTTGAAATTGCTCTAAATTGTACGGTGGTTGAATCTTTGAGTCAGGTTGTGCAGAGTCCTGATCCTAATAATGAGAAAAGAGCCACCGTGGTTCATACTATAGCGTATTATTTAAATATCGAGGGGTCAGACAAGGTCAATCTAAATATAAAGAAAATTGTGAGTGGAGCGGCAGATGTTTATTGGGGAAATTGTGACAAAATCTATCGCAATCATCCTGTAGCAGTGGCCGAAACACGAGCAGAAGGACGAGCACTAAGAAGAGGCTTAAAATTAAGAAAAGTGGTTGCTGCTGAAGAATTGGCCCAAAATATTGAGGATGATCCTGATGGTCATAGTGTTAATAAGATTAGTGAACAACAAATTAATTTTATTGATGTTATGGCTAAAAGAAGCAATATTAATATTAAACAATTATTGCTTGATTTATCATTAAATACAGCTAATATAAAAAGTATTAGTCACGATGCCGCTGTTGGCATCATACGAGAACTGTCAAAGTATCAACAAAGTTTAAATGATATTCCATCTAAATTAGTTGGTTATGATAATGAATGGAGATAATTATGAAAGTAAAGTATAAGGTTGGAGATAAATTAGAGTTTGAATTAGAGGGATCTGGACAAAAAGAAATTTTTAAAGAATTGGCACTAATTCAAGAAATCTTTGCCGAAGAAAAATGCGGATTGTGTGGTAGTACCAATCTTAGATTTGTTGTTCGTAATGTGGAAGGTAATGATTATTACGAATTAAGATGTTCTGATTGTGGAGCGATTTTAGCATTTGGTCAACATAAAAAGGGTGGAACGCTATTTCCAAAGCGTAAAGATGATGATGGTAATTATTTACCGAATAAGGGCTGGCACAAGTGGACTAAAGAAAAATAATGGTTAATGTTACTATTCAAAATGGTAAAGTTTTGATGAGAGATGACTTGGTTGGTACCGATACCAACTGTTGTTGTCATGTATGTTATGAAAAAGTTTTTTCGTTTTATAATGCCGCTTGGACAAATAGTGGGTGGTGGGAGCCATATCAGGCAGATGTTGTTCCTGGAGATCAGCCAGATGGAACATACGAGGTTATTGGAGACGAAGGAGTGATTTTTGGGTGTGTTGGAGAAAATGTAATACAAGATAGTATAAAAGTCGCAGGATCTGTGTGTTTCAACTCGTCAGAACCAGATAGAATATCGGGAGCAGCAATAGCTCAACAACAATGGTATTGGCGTTTTCGTATTGTAAATGACTGTTCTGAATGTGTAAGCACCGACGTTGTAACGGGTCCTGGAACATGCCAAACAGGAACTCAAGCACTAGCGTGTTATCTATTTACTGGTGTCATATGTAATGATCCTAAAGCTAATGAATGCTTAAATGCAGCAGGAATTAATTTGTGCTAGTATTAAGTTGCTCCGCATTCTGTAGTTTCAAACCATTGTAAGCAACCATCTTTTGCTCCAAGTATTAATGTTCCATCAGTTTTATAGCCTGGTAAAGATTGTAAACATTCAAGACCACACCAATCGCACGGCGGTGGTGGCGGTGTAGTTTCTGTTGGTGTTTCTGTGGTCTCTGTTGGTACTGTTGTTGTTGTTGTTGGCGTGGTGGTTGTGGTTGTTGTAGTTGTACATACGATTTCAGTACAAATATCATTAGGATCTTTGTATGCTCTATCGCTCTCTAATACAATATATCTATTATCATCATAATAAGCATATACAATATCACATTGACATAAATCTATACCTAAGAAATCATATACAGTAATTTCTGTATTTTCCATATGTAATTTTACATTTTCACCATTTGGTCCACTAATACTATAGTTTTCATAAAATCTAATAGGTTGTCCGGTATTAGCGCCAGCTTCTGGATTAATCAATTCGGCCTTAGCACTACCATTAGGAATTAGTTTTTCTTTTAATCTTGCTACAACAATTTTATTAGGAGAAGGACATGTCCAGACTCCTCGTTCTCTATCGAATCTTAAATCTATTGGTCCCACCGGCCATGTTTTAGGATTCTGTAACCAGTTTTGCATAAATTTATCAGTTAAATTTTCTTTTCTAAATTCTCCCTGTTGAGCATGGCCCCAACCATCAGCTTTATTAGGAATAGGCTTGCCAGATGTATCGTATCCCCATCCTTGTAAAACTAACGGACCTCTTAAGGCCGGAAATCTGAAGTTCTTAAACTGTTGACGTATAAATTCATCAGTATCTTTACTTTCTATATCATCAGACGCATCCTCAGGATTGGTATGAGTAATTTGATAATCAATATGATCTTGACCAAATATGATACTTGATATTACAAATCCTTTATCACTATTATTTATTCTATCATCCCAACCTTGTATTTTATCATCAGCATCACCAATAAGATTCTTAACAGATAACATAGGATTAAGATATCTTTGATTAATTTGTAATGAATAACAATATTTATCCTCTAACCCATTTTCTCCATCTATATGATTTAATTTAAAAGGTGGTATTTCGTCACGAGTTTTAGACGATATAGGTTGTCCATTACCATTTGATATATCACGATTTAGACCATCAGGATAATCATCAGATAAAGCATCCCATTCTACAAATTCTCCATTATGTTCACATCGTTTAGCAAACCGTGGTAGTCTGGCGGAATTTGTCCAATCGGCATTAGGTATTAATTTATCTCCACTAATTTCAAATTGATTGGGTGTGCTTTCATGATTGTCTGGATATTTATTATACTCTTTAACACGAGCATCCTTATTTACTCCTCTTAAAGATACTGGTAAATAAAATCCATCAAGACTCATGCCGCTCAACTGATGATATGTATTCTGCATATACTCTGTTGTATATGCTTTATCGGTTTCTGCGAATGAATATAGTCTAGACGGCGTAGTAAATTCGGCAGGATCCCAGGTTATTGGAGTGGGGGTTGTACAAATATATTTTCCGCATTCCGACATTTCCGGATAAGAAGTTGGTATAGTATTATATTCTTCTTGTTCTTTATAGTCATCCATGTCCAAACTAGGAGTTGGAGACGGATCAAAATAATAACCACTAAACATAACACTATTTGGAGTAGACTTGCGTAATATGTTTGGTCCAAAATATAAATTTTGGCCAGGAAATAATGTATTACCACCACGCTCACCATTAATCAGTCGTAATTTATAACTTTGATTAGTTTGATCAACTTGTTTTTCTAATGATTTTAGGTACTTGTTTAAGTACTGAGTATCTTTAATTGATGTTTTCCAAGCTTCTGTCAGATACTTTTCTGGTTTACCGAATCTTGGAGTATATGTGGCAAAATTATATGTTGTATTATATCCGCCAGAACCAAATTCAACATTGATATCTGTTAATAATGTTGGGCCTAGCTCATTAGCTTCATCATAGCACTCTTTATTATCCACCCAATGACCTAAACAATAACATGGTAATCCCGCTACAGTAATACGTCCCTTTTCTAATTTTTGTAAATCTCTTGGAGATGATGATGCTGTTGCTTTACCTATGTTCTCCATTTCGGTATAAGCATATCCTGCTGGTAAAGAATCTTGACCAGCTTGAATAAAATTCCACGGAGCTATATCTTCATCAAAAACAACATCAACACCACCAGCGTTAGCATCACCATAATAAAATGGTCCATATTTATACAAATTACTTTTAAATGGTATAGCAGCAGCTTCTGGTATTAAACAAAAACTATTAGTACCAGCAATATTTAATATGTTAGAGTCAGGTCTAGCCCCATGATAATTAGTATTATAACCAGTTAACTTGAAAAAGTATTGTAAAATTCCAACTCCGGCAACATTGAATGGCTGATTTAATAGTGATAAATAAATCTGACTAATATCTGTTTTAAAATTAGCAACAGCATTCAATAAGAGATCCATCATAACAAAACCTTGAGCACTAGAGTACCCCTTTAAAATCATTGGTACTTTATCTGCTAGTGTAATATGCGCCCAAGTTCCATTTTCATCCACATATAAAAGCTCAGATACTGAGCACGACATATATAAATATTGTATAGAAGGAAAGGCTTCGCTCTCGGCGGTAGCACCAATAGAAAAACTATCAGGATTTAATTTAGAAATATCAATTATGTAATTTTCACAATCGTCTTCCGTTTCTCCTCTGCTTCTTGAAAATTTTGGATATTTAATTTGTTCAAATAATCCTGAACATGGAGCGGTGGCTTCTACAGGCTTAGAATACGGTCCTATTCTAACAAATGATCCAACTTTACCATTTTCTGTTTGTATCCAATCTAAATTTTCTAATCCTATAATATTATCATCATATTTATCTGGAAAGCCTCCACTATTATCAATAATATCACTTAAAAAATATCCTTGTGCAGATCCGTCGCTATCTACAAAATATGGATATTCAAAATTTGGATAATCACCATCTTCATCTTTGATACAAATAGTATCTAATGGATAATTTGCTGTTCCTTCTGATTTTGGTACAGAATCACCTATTCTAACCAAAAACTGTCTTCCATAGTATGTATCATGAATATTTTTTAACCATTCATAACATAATACTAATTTTTCAACATCTTCTGCTCGTCTTAGAAATTTACAATCAAAACGATCTATAATACTAGTAATATAATACTCAATTCTCTTTTGCCAACCGGCGGTATTTGGGGCATTGCTGGTATTTTTTTGAGAAGCAGAATAAAACCCATGAGTATCACCATCCTTAAGACTCTGAAACATCTTAAAGCCATCGATTCTCATTTGTATTAAATCAATATTAGCACTCTTTAAACAATAAAATCCAAAACTTCTACCATTATTACTGCTATTATCATCTAGCTTATCTAATGGAATAGCTAATAATTCTCCTGTAAGCCATGTTATCCAAGACTCCCAAGATGCTGCCGCTAGTAACTCTACTTCTGTTAAATCAAATGTATTTGTTGGATTGTCTTCAGAATCAAATTTACCAAAATTATTTTTTAATACTCCAGCATCAACAAGAGTTTGTGCTGAATAGTCTGGTATTCTAAATCCAAGCTTAATATGATCTTCATTAATTTCTGAAGTATAGTATAATTTATTTAATTGTCCGGGTTTAGTTTTGCTTCCAAGTTGAGAATCAGGAGGAGGAGCAGATTCTCCAAAAAACATGCGTATACGAGCACACCCAGTAGGAGGAGTAAAAGGCACACATGGTGTTGTTTCTGTAGAACTCGTACTATCGCATTTACAATCGCTCATAATTTCCTAACATTCTGGATTTGTAATTGGGGTTGGTGTTATATAAAATGTTTCATATGCGCCAATACTAGCAGGATTATTCTTAATGGTACACATTGGTTGTAGTGAACATAACGCATCATAATCAATCAAAGATTCATCATATACATAATGAGGATACCATATGCCTAAAACATCTTCACACTGTTCTGCATTTGTGGCTTCGTCCTCTACGCTACCAAAAGCACAGCATACTCCAGATTCGATAAATTCTGTAGATTCTAACTCACACTTTAATTGATATTGATAATCTCTAACCGTAGTTAAATATGATAAATTATCACCAAATACTATTCTTTTGCTTTTACTTGATGATCCGGCCATTTCCTCACCATAATCTTTGCTAATAACAATATCTTTAGCTGTTAAATCTTCTATAAAATTAAATAATGATTTTTCTGTAGCTGGTCGTTTTTGATTAACAGGCAAAACTTCAAATTCATTATTATTATTAATATTTATGATAAAATCATAGCCAGATTCTTCTGTAGCCAGTGTTATAAGTTCTAAAACTGTTGATTCTGCTGTGGTGGTACGTAAATCGTCTGAAATTATATTAATTAATTTAGTAACATTAATTTTTAATCCAGCATTTGATATTGGTATAGAAATACAGTGATTATTAATAGCTTCTAGCGCTGCTTTTAATTTAACTCCTCTGGTACTATTAGATCCTGTCATCATGAAATCTTTGCATTGTCCACCATCTCCACACGTATTTTCTGCCACACTATCTTCTGAAGCTCCTACACTAATGGCATTATTTTTAAATTGTTTTGGAAGTTTAGCGTATGTACCATTCAATAAAACTGCTGTATTAGATAAAATTGTTCTACCATCAGTTAGTGTAACACGATATTTATATCCACTATTATCTTCAGTATATGTATGATTACTTAATATTCCTTTAAAACAAAAAGCACCCATATTAAATGTATATATATATCCTAATTTTCCTTCATATTTAGAGTTCTCATTACATTCTGGACAACTACAAGGATTATCGTCGCATGTTTGATCGCCATACCATACACCTCCAGCATTTTCGCAATCTTCTTCTCCTTCATATCCGGCACTACAACTTTGATCAGGCAAACAACATACTCCAACCGGCCCTTGGATAGTAGCTGGTGGACATTTATATTTTGGTAATACTATATCAACATTTAAAGATGATTCAGAAGGGCCGAAACCTATTTTACTACTAAATCCTGATACAAATCCACCTAAAAATTTAATATCTAAATTCTCAAATACTGTTTCGCAATCCAAACATTCTACAGAACCGCTCAAACACGGGGTCGGAGTTGATGAACAGCTATCAAAAGCCCCACTAGGATATCCGCATATAAAACAATCATCAATAGATGGTGTTGGGTTGCAATCCGGACACGGAGTAGGATCGCACAGCGGAGGATCGGCAGTTACTTGAAATGGATCTTGAAATTCTGACATAGTTTATAAATTTGAAAAATAGTTGTTATCGTTTTTAATTACTAATATAGTTTTAGTGATATTTTTATATTTAATATTATATTCACCAGGTATAATATTATGCAGTTGCTGAAAACCTTTCTTAAATGATCTATAAAAATTATTTGGTCCAAATAACTCAAAAGACGTATTGTGAGGGGTTAAATTAATAGTTAAATTACTATACTCGGGCGATGGCTTATCCAAAATATCTTTGCTTAATAAAGATGTTTGTGTTTGATTAGATAATAGTCTCCTATCTATCTTAATATGAAATGAGTCCTGATCTATAATATTACCATTAACACTAGTTATAGTAATTGGATTATCTTTATCATCCAAGAATGCTACTTTATATTGTCCTGCTGGTAAATAGCCAATATTAATTGTATCTTTAAATATAGATATATTATTTCCAAATAGTATACGACAATTATCTACACCTTCAATAGAAATATTACACGATCCTAAGGAATAGTTTCTATTAAAAAGTGGCCTAATATACAAATCTTGTAAACCATTACCAATAGTTGATAAAAGATTAATATTCTTAGTATCTAAAACATGTAAGATGGTATTATTAGTATTAGGCATATAATAACTATATTTATTTTCTTGTTTTAAAATATGTGTAAATATATTACGGTTATTATACATAGTTATAGCTAATGATGTATGATTAAAAGCATAATTAAAATTATTAGGTAAAATAAATAAACCATTTATAATTTTAGCAGTATATACTGGATCTAAATAATTTTTTAATTTAATTAGTTTATCGTCTATGAATATTTCATATGAAGCATTATACTCAATAGGAAATCCTGGTATCAAATAAAAATAATAGTATGGCTTATTATATAAATCAATAAGACCGCTATCTAGTCCCACCTTTTGTTTAATAGTCTTATTCTTATATAAAAATGATACTGTATCTGATGGTTTGATAAGATATTGTATTTGATATTTAGGAATCAATACAGTATTATATGTCTGATTAACTTTTACAAATTTAGGTGGATTTAAATTTGAATAATCTAGAGTAGTAGTATATTTTACATTAATCATTATGGACAAGAAGGTTTTACATAGGTCCTAGATAATTTATATGAAGTATTTCCTATTGTCTCAATATCATTAGTTTTAAACCAACAAGATATATCAATGTCTTGATCAGTAACAAGGTCTTGTAATTTTTTATCCGCACATTTTCTAAGTTGGTCGATAACTCCTTTTTTAATATCAAAACTGCAACTTTTACGATTCAATGTTGCGTCTATGCTAAGGTCATATTTTTCAGCAGAGTTGCAGCATAAATTTTGAATGAGTGGGCCTTTGCTGCCTCTACCTGGAATTATAATTTCAACAATATTATCATGTGGTTTATCATGTGTGATATTAACATCTAATCGTGTTGTTCCTAGTACTTCACAACTGGGAGAATTAGATAGAGTAAAAGAAAAATTAATTTCTCCATTAGAAATATTACGACCAATTTGAGAATTAATAATTCTCATATCACATAATTCCACCGGTGGTTCAGTTGGGCTGGTAGGAGTAACCTCACAAACGCCACTACCGCTACTAAAAGGACACTCATCTTCTATATATCCTTTTGGATATGGTTCTTTTTTAGCATAACAATTTGCTATATTGATTAATTCTTCTGGAACATTGATTTTGTTTAAAAAACTTTCTGCATTATTTATACGAGTACTAAACTCACAATCTGTAAAATCATTAGGATTTAATTGAATAATTTCATCAAAATTATTATCTACTAATCCTATTATATTACCACTAATGGTAATAGTTTCTTCATCTACTGTTATATTATGTTCAACATTAAGAGTAGTAAATACTTCAGGATTTAAACATCCGCTAGGTCTATATATAATTTCTCCACTAATATTAATACTATTATCAATAGGATTAATTTCTATATTTCTAAAATCTAAAAAAGAATCTCCACCAATATATTCATTAAAAGCACCAAGAATTTCATCGTCTGGTGGATCGTTAAAATTTTCAATATCGAATAACGATTTTGCGCCTGGAGGATTACTTGTTAGATCTGTTAATCTGGTTTGCAAATATTTTTCGGCAGCTGCCAAGCCGTATAGTTTATCGGATGTTTCCGTCGGCGATTCGCCGCTACATGGACAATCAACAATTCCCTCGACTCCTGCTGCACTAATGTTAAAATTAACTTTTATATGTCTATTACCAAAACCATCAATTTCGGGAGGATTAACTCCAGAGCATGGACTACCCCAATTAAATGTTTCATCATTAATACTCCAGGATAATGATTCTGATATATTTTTTAAAACATAATTATAATCTGTATCGCCATCTTCTGTATCAGGAATAACAATTCTATTATCACCACCATCAAATATATCATTATCTATTAATTCAATTTCTATAGTATATGGGGCAATATTAACCCATGTTGGCTGATTACCTTCGTTGACAGAAACAGAGACTATGCGACCATGACCATTAATTAATGTTGAAGAGCATTTGATTTCTACGCAAACACAACCCTTAGACTGTGCCAATTCTAATATTTGTTTTATGCCAGTGCCTGATCCAACACCATCTACAACACCATTAAAACTATTACCAACAATTGTACCATTAAGAGTTAATTTTAAAATGCCACCAATAACCTTTTCACCCACCCTATATTTTTCCACTGTTAAATTAACAAATGGAGATGGTATTAGTTGTATTCCTGCCACTGTAACAGATGCTCCCACATCTGGTGGTCCATTTTCAAAAATTGTGAATGTATCACATGTTGAATTAATAGTTGGCATAATATAATCCTTATTATGAATATTGTCTTATAAATGATCTTAATTGTTCACTAATAGTATCTTGAGCGATACGGCCAACCTGTTCTAAAAATCTATTATCAGAATTAGCGTCTCGTTCGATTGGTAAGCTATTATTAAAGTTTACATCAACTTGTCCCTTGGTTTCTTGAGAAATTTGAATCTTTCCGTCTTTAAATAGTGCTGATAATTGATTAACAGCATTCTTAAGATCATTAGTAGCTGGTGTTAAACTATTAACAGCAGTGGATAGTTGAGTAATGTTAGTATTATCTCCTGTAAGAGCAGATGCTAGTTGTGTGGCTGATGTGGAAAATCTTTCTGTAGCACGAGGATCTAGTGCTGCTGCTGGTATTGGTTGAGTGCGAGGATTAAATGCTGGAGCTGGTTGTGTTTGTTGAGCTTTATTAGATTCTTGAATAAGTCTTGAAATACGAGTAACAAGTTCAGTTAATTGTGGATTTAAAACTTGAAATTCTGGAGATAATTGTTTTTGTACTAAAAATCTTTGAAGCTCAACACCAATACCGTCTTTTCCTCCAAAGCCTCTACCTTCATTTTGTAGTCTGGTAAGCCTTTCATTTAAATTATTTATTTCCGTAGTATCAAATAAATTTTCTCTAACTATATTAAAATCATCAGCAGCTTGCAAAACAGATAAGTTTGCAATATCATTTACTATACTAGACATCGTCTTAATATCTTGAGCGCTAGTAACTTTAGGGGTGGGACGACCCTGTACTGTAGACTGTGTTAATTGTGTAAGCTCACCGACTAATTGTGCTGATGTTTTTAATGCTTTGATCCAATCATCTATAGTTTTAATACTTTCTTGTATTCTATTATCTCTGGCTTTTTCTAATTCATTAGTTTGTATATTAGTAGCAGCTCTTTGTTGAGATCTAGCCCCGAATAGTGATGCTAATAAGTCAGGAGACAATCCTTGAAGAGCAAATTGCGACAATACTCTATTAACAGATGTCTTTTCGTCAGGCGTAGCAAACTGCTTGGCCTGTATACCCAAACCACTTATGATTCTATCAACCATAGTATTTTGTTGTTCGGTTGAAAACATTCTCATTAAAGAACTATCTAATGCTCTAAAAGCTTGAGCCTCACTAAATCTTCCACCTCCAGCTACTGCCATAACAGCTTCAAATTCTGCTCTTAATTGCAATTGTTGTGCTGGATCTCGTGATTTTTTTAATATATCAATTAGTACTTCGCGTTGTGTTTTAAATTGATCTCTTTGTTTAGCAATAGCTTCAAATACCAGATTAACTTGTTCTCCGCCATCTGCTATTTTTTCTATTACATTAGTTAATGTTTGTAATTCACTAATATTTTTTCTAAGCTCTTCACTTTGTTTACCAGTTAATTTATTGGTTTGATCTTGTTGTTGTAAATCTTGTATTCTGGCGCCTATTCTTTGTCTTTCGGCATTAATATCTAATAGATTAGTTGTTCCTCCGGCTGGCAACTGACCAATACCGGCAGTCTGTTGTCTAATTCCAGCATTAAAAACATCAAGTCTATCAGCTAATGGGACCTCTATATCAAATATTTCTCTAAATTGTATACTAGCTTTTTTATCGCTTTCAATACGCTGTAATGTTTTTTGTCTAATTTGATTTTCTAGTTCAATAGTTTGTTTTTGTTGTTCAGATAAAGACTTAAGGCCTTTAGCATAAATATCTAAAGCATCAATCACAAATTTTATACTTCGTTGGCCACTTTGAAATGTAGCGTCTAATACTTTATTAGTACTTGCTAATTCTTTTAGTGTTTTTGGAGCATTTGATTGAGCTAATGAGTTATTTAGATTCGCCCCAACTTCTGTTAAGATAGTATCAATAGTTTTTCTAGCCTCCGGTCCTGTCCCAATAGATGCTTCTAGTGCTTTGCCTAAAGTATCTTTTAATAGAACATCTAAATTACCAGCAACACCAGACTCTGCTAATTTATTTAGTACTATTCCCATCTGCTTTTCTAGTGTTTGAGCCGCCTCTACTTGTTTTGTTAATTGTCCACCAAGATCTCCTGGTAAATTAGCATTTTGAGTAAACTTACGCATCACATCAACTACTTCTTGATTACTAGAACCCATTAAATTTTGTAGTGTTTGAATATCTCTGGATGGTCCTCTGCTCATATCTATATTCGGTTGTCCAAGTAACAAATTTGTTCTACTATCAAGATCTTCAAAACTATTGGTAAGAGTAGTTAATGATTTTTCATATAATGCTGATGTTCTTGTAAAAATATTATCTAAATTAACTAAACTAACTTGAACTCTATTAGCTGCGTCGGCAACTAATCTGGACATTAAAATTTCTTTATTTTTACTAGCATTATATGTAGAAGCTAGTCTTCTTAATTCATTTTGATCATTTTTAACTAATTCATTTACCTTCTTTTCTGCTTGTTCTCTTTCCATCCCCCCTTTTTCAATTAAATATGATACGGCATCAGATTTGGTTGCTACATCTTGAAGCTCTTTAACAATCTTCTGGAATGCAGTCTCTAATCCTGTACCCATTAATTTATTTTCTATATCAGCAACAGTTTCGTTTGGAGATATACCGATACCAATTTCTTGTGCTCTTGGTATTAATCTTTGTCTAAATCTTAAGTCTAGTGCGCTAGTACTTGGTAATCTAGATAATTCATTTTGAATAGTCTCTTGTGGATTAGCGCTACTTCTGGCCCTATCCACAATACCTTGAAACTGTGGTAAAATATTTTCAACAAAATTTTTATTGCCAAGATTATAAGCATTACTATTTTTTACAGTTTCATCTAGAGCTTTATTAAGACGTTCGAATTGTTCATTGCTGCTCTTAAGTTTAGTATTAAAAAATCCCCATAGTTCTATACCAGTACTAATAATTCCTATAAGACCTCCGATAACTGGAATAGCTTTACCAAATGTTCCTAATAATTTAGTACCTACACTCAATGGGGCCATTACACCAACCGTTTTTTGACTTAATGAGACGGCTAAAGCAGCTTTGGAAGATGCGGCATTTAAAGCTGTCATTGCTGTAACAGTAGTTAGAGCTATCATATTGACACTTTGCATAGTGTCACCAAAATTTTTCAAATTTTCTAATTTATCAATATTATCTTTGCTATTTCTAACACTAATATCTAATTCAGTAAATGCCTTTTCTAGTCTTTTTGATGCTTCTAGTCTTAATTCTTCAGTTGGAGCATTAGCAATATCTTGTAAATTAGTTTCAAATTTATTAATCGCTGATGTATTTGCTAATAATGCTTTTTCTAGTGCTTTAGCTGATGAATCTGTTATACCTCCAGCTATAGCTGATGTTAAACCTCCTCCTATTTGAGCAGCTCGCACTGTGCCTTGTGATGCACCAACGGCTTGTAGAGCAATTGTAGAACTTAAAATTGTGCTACTGGCTTCTCTAATAGCTCCACCTAATGCTGTACCAAATTGGCCAGCTGTTCCTTCTAATTTACTAAAAGTATCTGCTAGTCTTTGTACTTGTGGTAATAATACACTAGCGAGCGCCGCTCCTATAACAGCAGGATCTGTAGCTACGGCACCGCCAGCAGCATATCCAACAATGCCACCTTTATTAAAACCTTGAACTTTATCGGCTTTATTTAGTCTATTAAGATTTCCATATCCTATTCTTTGTGCTGATTTTTTATTAAATACGAATTCACCAGGAGTTAATAATGCTGGGATCGTATCTTCAACAGATCCTCCTTTCGCAAACCCCTCACGTTCTAATACTGATATGGCAGATGGTGCCTTTTTTAAGTTTTCTGTTAATTTATCAGCTTTTGTTCTTTTATTAATATTAAATCCAAAAGGAACTAAAATATCATTAATTGTACTTTGATCACCAATATTATTTTTAATTCTTTTTATTAATCTCTGAGCAAGAGAGGATGCACTCATAGCTTGTGGTGTTGGTAGAGGTTCTAATGCTTCTGTAAATTTATTACCAGCAATTGCTTGTACAAATCTATTAATTTGTCCAACAAAGTCTGAAATACCCTTACCGCTACCAGCAATAGTACGAGTAGCATCTGTTGGTATATTATCTGGAAATGATCCAAATAATTTAGAAGCACTTCCGAGACCAAAAGGAAAATCCATAGATTTAATAGATTCTATCTTATCAATATATGGAGCACCAACCATTTGTAATGCGGATTCGAACACGCTACCAACAGCACTACTTAGTACGGCCCCTCCTAATATTTGTTGCTGTAATGTCTTATTGGTTGTGCTACCGCCAATTTGTGATGAAAACGCACCAGCTGTTTTTACAATGGTTTTTTTAAGATTATTTTCTATATCAGATCCTATCTGTTGTTCAAAACCTGCTTTTCCTTGTAAGAACCCGACATGAATCCTAGCTGTTGATCCATTACTAAGTTTACGCAATTCTGTTCTATTAGCAGAAGATTTTGTACCAGACCTCAGACCAACCATACCAAAATTATAAATTTTACTCTTTGGATTCATACCAAAAGGATCTAACATATTTTGTGTCAAAAAGTTTTCATAACTATTAGAATCTATAATTTTTTTCTGTAATTTTTTGCTTATTCCTCCCTGGGCAAATCTTTGAACGGCTCCACCGCGATTCATTTGAGCAAGATTTTCTGCACCAATAGATTCTACAGCTTTTTTACGAATCACAAATTCGCCAGGAGTAAGATTGGCTCTGAAAGTATCACTATTACCACGACCAGGAACAAGACCACCACTAGCAAATCCACGAGCTGGTCTATTTAATAGTAAACTATTAGTATTTACAATATTTTGATTTAAAGATAGAACGCTAGTATTAAGAGTTGCTAATGTCTGATTTATAGCATTAGTTGCTGCTGTATTTAATGATAGCGCTGATGTTAGTGGTTGATTGCCTCCGGGGCCACCTCCTGAACCGCCACCTCCGCCTCCGATTGGTCCACCACCAGCACCTCCGCCACCTCTATTAAACGCAAGACCAAAACCTCCTAGAAATTGATTTATACCACCTCCAACTTTAATGGCACCAAATGTTAATAGAAGTGGTAATAATGGTTTGAGCGCTCTTCCAAGATCAATTAATGCGTTAGTTAAAAATAGCGTAGAGTTTACAATTGCTTTAAATGACTGACTATCGCCTATTTCTCTAACTAAGGCTAGAAAATTTTCTCTAGTTTTTGCAAACTGTACAGCCAAACTTTGTTGAGCGGTTTGTACGTCTCTACTTAGTGATCCTGAACCTTTTTGTGCGACATTGAGTGCATCTTGTGCAACGGCGAATTGTTGAATAAGTGGAATTACTTTACCAATTTGTCTAAAACCACCCAACTCTTCTGAGATTCTGGCAAAGTCGGCACTTCGTGGATCAATTCTGCTTAGTCCATCGCTAAGTCTTCTTACAGCTTCATAAGGACCAACGAACTTGCCCTCAAGATCTCTAAGTTCCACACCATACTGTTTTAATAGCTCTATTGTTGAGCTTCTTTGAATTCTAGTAAAAATAGTTCTTAAACCAGTAGCAATAGTTTCTGCACTTTCACGAGTTGTTTGACGAATACTAGTAAAAATAGCAACGAACTCATTAAGGGCGTCGGTGCCTTCGCTAACTCCTCTACTAGCACTTGCAAACACGCCACCAGTACGCTGAATAGCAGAAATAATATCTCCAGCTTCTACGGCGAATGATGCTGCCACAGCATTAATACTACCTAGAGCAGACTCTAATTCAGAAGCTTGCAATCCAAACTGTCGAATAGCAGCAATGGCCCCTTCTGTAGTATCAGAGATATTTTCAAAAGATGGGGCTAATGATGATTTGGCTAGGGCTTCAAGAGCAACTCTAGTATCTTCAGCACTCAAACCAGCCTGAGCTAAAGTTGATGCAACAGTGATCAAATCGCTAGATGCCACACCTATTGTTGTAGACAGTCTAGTTATTTCGTTGCTAATGCCTTTTAAATCAGACACTGACTTATCAGTAACTTGTGATAATCTAACAATTTCTTTATTGAAAACCAAAAATTCTTTATACGCATTAGTAATAGCATTAGTAATGCCGAAAATAACACCAGTAACACTACTAAAAGCAGCAAATCTTTTTATAGCTAATCCTGACTGCTTACCAAATTCTTCAATAGCAGTTCGGGCTTGATTGGCAGACTTTGCCGCATTTGATGTTGCTTTGCTTACATTAGCAGCGGCGTTAGAAGCATTTTTACTGGCGGTAGCAGCATTATTAAAAGATGATGCTAAACTTAATAATTGAGTATTTAAACTACCAACACTTTTTTGAGCGCTTTTAGTAGCAGAATCTAATTTTTTGATTTCTGCTGTAATTTTTTTAACGTTACTGGCTGCTGCTGGATCCAACTTGAATTTAAGTTCTGGCTTAATAGCTCCAATATCTTTTTTAATTTTAGATACAATGGGTCTTAAGTTATAAGGCCCCTGCATATTAATTCTTGCTGTTAGATTAAAAGCTTGAGCCATTATTTAGTCTCCATATACACAAAAATCCCCAATGAGTTTATCATAGGGGATAATTGTATATTATTATTAAGCAAGAAATTATGCGGGTTTGTCTTCGGTAGAGTTATCATTAATTGGATTTCCATTGTCATCTAAAAATGGTTGAAATTCTACTAGAAAATCTCCACTTTCGTCTACTAAATTACCATCTTTGTCAATAAACTTTCCTTCTTCATTAATAAATCTACCATTTTGATCAATAAGTCTTCCGCTTGCATCTATTAATCTACCCTTATTATCTACTAATTCTAAATTATCATTAACAAATTTATATTTGAGCAAAAATTTATTTTCTGGTAATTTCTTTTCAAAATCACTATCCAATCCATACATTATAGATGCTAGTTTTTGTGCAGCTATAAATGATACCGGATCAGAAGCCCTATTTAAATAGTCTTCATAATTTTTAAAATACTTATTACCATTATTTTTATACACCACACAAGCTGATACTAGATAATTAAAGCGAGCATTATCAGCCTGTCCTTCTGCCGTATGAGAATCCAAATTAGTTTTGACCGCAATTAAATCTCTCAATTCATTTCTAAGCTGTTGAATAGAGATGGCCAAATTTTTTGCATCCTTTAATGAAATACCACCCTTGGCTAGCTTTTTCTCATTGTCAAAGATTTCTTTTTGCAAGGTCTTGAATTGGTTTTCTTTCTTGTCATCCCACAACCCTTGATCTTTTAATAAATCATCTAATTTAGCTCTAACTATCGAACCAGATTTTACAGCATCTGAGAATGATTGGTTATAGATTTTTTGTGATTCTCTTTGATCTGCTAAAGTAGCGGCCTTGATATCTAATTCAACTTCCTTATTGTCAACTGTAATTTTGAATGATGTTTCCATTATTAGCTCCTGTCTTTATTTTTAATAGTAAAATGATAGTTATATGTATATTTATCTTGTTGATGAAAAAAATATCTTAAATCGTCCGCAGCTAATCTAATTTGATTATTTCCATGATTTAATAATTCTAATCGTAAATTTTCCCATTTGTCTGCAAATAATTTTTGTGTTTCATTATCTGGATCGTCTCCATGATTCCATAGATAGCCTAACGAATCTTCGATACGAGATAATGCGCCTATCATTATAGTACGCATTCTGGTCTCAATATCCTTAATAGCTTTGTCTTGATATTTATTCATAATTTATTTTGTCCTTGCGGCCATTAGTTGTTGTTTAATTTCTCTTTTAACATGTGGCAAATCTGTCCAATTAACTTTTCCTTCTTTTTGAGTAATTTCTATCATTTCTTTAATATCTTTATTTGTTTGGGTATCATTTAATCCATAAATTTCTTGTCGCTCATCAGAATTATTAGTTAATAAGAATACTTCTCCTGCTCTTTTTTTATCTAAACTGAACTTATCACTGATTTGTTGTTTCTTTTTTTCTGTTTCATTTTTATGATTTTGATATAAGATCCAGCCATCTAAAGCATCATCATCCATCATAATCTCATCCGATGGAGCTTCCATATGTTCTCTTATAGAATCCAATACTTTACTAAAATTTACTAATGATCGTTGCTCGTCTGTCCAATCTTTAACAGTTCCTGGAAAAATACTTTCTTTGCTAACATTCCAATAAGATTTCCATAATTCGCTTCTAACTATTTGTTTAATAGTTGATGTATCCAAGACATGTTTATGAATTTCATATAGTATTTTTTCTAAAAATATATAATTAATATTTTCAAAACTATCGTCTTTAAATACTCTATGACCATCAATATCATATACCATATTAGTAATTAGATATTGATTCTTTATATTCTGAGCATAATACTCTAATGTCAAGTAATCAAAATAATATTTTTTATTATGTAAGTCGCTGATATGATTATTAATATTAGAAATTAATTGTTTAATAGATGCTCTAACTTCGCTATTATAAAAATTTTTATATAACTCTATCTTAGTTTTTTCTAAATCTTTAACTATACTATTTAACTTATTCTCTAGATCCTTATTCCAAATACCATATATGTGTAATAGGTGCTGTATTTGGTTATCAGATATCCATGAATTAATATCGTACTTATGCTCATCAATAGTATTCAAATACATATTGTGAGCTTGCTGTTTAATATTAATATCTGGAGATATAATTTTATATTTAATATTATCAATAGATATATAATAATATCCATTAATAATTCTATATAATAAATTTTCTAAATCCACTATCCATTGTCCTAATAATTATTTACTTACGGAATATAAGTAATACCGAATGTATTGAATGCCAGATATGTATAAGTTTCTGTTACAAGGCCACCACCGGTGTCACCACCGCCGTAACTAACGCTCTGTAAACTGCAACCGCTCCCAAGATCAAATTGATAAACTTCTTCACTACTCTCTTGATCATCAGGATCATTTAGTCTGCAAATTTGTAAGAAAATTGGTTCTTTATCAATAACAGGATGTCCACATTCTGGAACAATTGACTCATTGAAATCTGGACCAACTAATGAATCTGCGGCATCTCCGTCTGGAGTGGTATCAAATGCCACAGTAATTTCTAATGGGAAATTAACATAGCGATGATATGGCTGATATTGTCCAAGACAAAACATTTTTTCTCTACCAAGATCAGCACTGATAGTAATATTAGTAATGCATTTACCTTGTACTCCACTAGGAATTGTTGATCCAGCAATATTGAAATTTTGACGGCGTAATATTTTAGTGTCAGGGTCTGCATTTGGAGGAGCGTCTAGACCATCAGCATCTGTAGTTTTATTACTTGATAAAAATGTTAGTTCTTCGGTAAAATTACCATCTACTGGAAAAGTATAATTTAGCGAACTTAAATAACAGCCAGTCATTTTAATTGCTGCTGTTGGAACAGCATCAATAGCAGCCTGTGTTTCCTCATCAACATGAAGAACAATGTCTGGTCTATGGTTGGCTTTTTCTACTAATGTACCAGCATTGGCACCTATTGTTCTATTCCAAATTAATGGGCGACCATCAAGAGCTTTATTGATTGTAATTTCTACTTCGGGATCTGTTGAATAGTTATCATAAATGTCCAAGCGGCCTAACTGGAAAATCTGTTCTAGATTATAATTAGTATTAAGAGATACGCTTTGAGCGCCATCAATAGTATAAGTATTGGCATCTACAACAGCATTATCGCCATCTACAACGTTAGTTACGCCCACAGCTTGACTAGCATAAAAAATTCTCTTGGACATATTAATTCTCCAGTAAAATATGGTTGGTTATAAACTAATACACCATTTAATTCTGAATATCAAAAATTATCTCTACTGTTAGCTTTACGCTAGATTCTGCAAAAAATGGACTAAATGACTGAACATCACTAGCAAAAATATCTATTAATCTAGCACTATTCCAATAATAAACCTTACACTCTAATAATTTATCATATTTTAATGCGTTTGGATTTAGTGTTCCGTCTATTAAAAACGGCTGAACTCCGTATTTAATAACCAGATTAGTATCATACATCCTTATTACTTTATCTTGTTGTAATCTTAAAATATCTATAATTTTATTACGATCAGCCATAGTTTCTGATACTATATGAAGCAGCAATTCTTGTTTCATAACAAGAGATTTATCTCCCAACTGCCAAGGCTTGGATAGTCCTCTTGAAACTGTTTCAATAATAATTGCTGGTAATTGTACTCTATTATTACTTAATATACTAAAATCGCCCTTATTTAATTGCTTGAAGTGTTCACTGTTCGCATCGGTTTGATATTGTAATTGTCTCCACCATTGAGCATTATCATAATTATAAATTTGTAACCACCGATAGCTATATTCCATTTCCACTTTGCTATTTAGTGGTATAGCAGTATTGAATACTATTCTGCTATTAATATAGTCAACTTTATATGCGTAGGTTCCAACAGTATTTAAAGGATAAAAAGTATTATTAATGTAAATACCAGTAATAAGATTTGGAGATATTGATTGAATATACTCTTCTGGACAAGGAGTTGCTTCTAAAATTGAAACAGGGCAGGGTGTCGATGGAGTTATAACAATATCTGGTTCTATACATTTACTATAAGAAATATCATCTTCCCATATCCAATCTTTTCTCATAGTTTGCCAAACTTGACCATTATTAAAATTAGGATCATTCGTTGGTTTTAGTAATGAAAGAGGATTTCCGTATATATTTTGATCGGGTTTTGCAACATTAATAAATCCTCCAATATTTAAGAATCCCCAATCTAGAAAACTTTTAATATTATTTTCAATCTGTGACATTAATAAATGTTGTCCAATATTATCAACGCCACTAAATTTTTCATTTCCTAAATTATAACTCATTTCATCGCCTCTTTTAAAATATTATTAATTTCACTATCAACAGAGTCTATGGCTCGTGTTATCCAATTGTTATTTTGTGTGCCAGCAAATTCTGGAGGAACACTCCACTTGCCTTTTTGTACTCCTCTCATGATAGCTCGTCCGGTACGAGATCTTGGATTAACCCCAAATTCTACAACATAGTCTTTAATAATAGTTTGATTGCCAAATAATAATAACCATTCCAACCAATTTAAATCTACTCCTTTTTCTGTTGTTAATACGGCAGCAGACGAATTAATAACATCGGAATAATCCCCACTAATCATATTAATACTAAAACCACCAGATATTTTATTATTATTAATTGATACGCTTTTATAGTCTGTATTAATTTTTTTCCAAAAGTTTATAATAGATGATAGTCTACTATCGCTATCTGGTAAACCAAATTCATATTTTAAATCACCAGATAATAACGAATTATACTCAGGACTATTTTTAATAGCATCAATTATAGTATTAATAATTTTAGGTTTAACTCGATTAAAAATATTTTGTAAATACTTATTTAGTTCTGGTTTTAATGCTCTTAGTATTTTACCTTCAATTTCATTAGTATTTTCAACAATAAATACTCTGCTATTAAGATTACTCATTACTGTACACTTTGCCAAGTAGTAACTATAAAACTATTATCTCCAAAACCCATTGGTATAGGATCTCTGTATCTAATATATTTATTTAAACTTAAATCTGTAATATTAGTATCTATAATAATATATGATGCATTTTTAATATTGGCATAATGTGATATATTGCATAGAGATTGTATTTTACCATCTACGAAATTTACGCTTTCTAATTCTAGAGGAGCCATACCAAAAAATGCGGGTTTGATAATACCAAGATATAGCTCTTTTTCATTAGAAAAGCTAAGACTTCCAACACCGGCGCAATAGGGACAAATTTGTCCATCTATAAAAGGTATAGGTCCACCGGGTTCGTATCTGTTGGTGGATCTTCTGCTAATTGAATCATAAATACAATTTGGACAATCTTGTAGTTTGGTATTTTCAAATACTAATTTACAAGGTACTGTTAATGCAGTATCTTCTAATAAGGCATTTATCATGTCCTTAAATGTTTGTTTATGGGCCGATGTAATAATACCAGTAAATATACTCATATTTTTATTTGATTAATAAAATTGATTATTTTTAAATCTACTATGATTAGAATCTGAATTATTAAGATTCTGAGGATCAAAATTATTTCCAACAAAAGGACTAAATATTGCTCTAATAGCTGTAGCATTACCAATATTATGATCTAGTACTAATTGTTCGTATAGCTTGCACGGACCCATATTTAAAATATCTCTATACCCAGCAAGTGTACCATTAACACTTAAACTAGCAGGCCCTAAAGCTGCTCTAAGGCCTTCTCCGGCCGCCTTGGTTCTAAATGTACTTTGATCTAATAGACAGGCCGCTTTAAGAGATACCAGACCAATAAAGTCTATATCTCTAACTTCTGGATCGCTAGGATCTGGACTTATGGTGGTTGCTACAACATTAGTTGTATAAGTATTATCAAAATTAACTTCCATAATAACATACTGAGCAGCAATTACAGTTAATTGTATTAATCTATCATCGCTATAGGTTGGAGATGTAGATAAGTCATTAATTAAATTTCTAATAATTAATGGTATTTCGGTTTCCCAGTACATAATGAACCTTTCTAAAAAGAGCCATAAGTATATTACACCTAAAAAAAAAGGCCAGCCCAAAGGCCAGCCTTTTCTTTTTCAGTTAATCAAAACTTGATATTAGAGAGAGCCAAGTAGTACTCTGCGGTTGTCGAGAACAGCAAAGCCTTGTTCAGCCCAGCCGTAGAAGCCTGCTCTCTTCTGACGATGTAGTGTATCGTCTTCGAAGATTTGAACTTGCTCACGAACTGGCATTATGAAACTATCTCTCTTGCGTAGATCAAGACCAACTACTAGTTCAACGTCGCCTTCTGGAAGAGTGGCTGATAGAACGTTGTCATAGAATAGTTGATATTCTTGACCTTCACCAAGTTCGTCACGATCATGGAGGTTGACGCCGAATACTCTGTTTAGAGTACCATCAGCAGCAACATAGATCTCACGACGAGTGATTTCGTCTACTTGATCAACGCCCCAGTTGCGAATGTCTTCCATAGCTTCTGGTGAAACGTAAAGATCTGTAAGTAGACCACGATTATTACTAGCACTATTACCGCCACCATTGCGACGCATAACAGTCTTCATTAGACTAACTAGACGCTTGGTGAATTGACCGCTATCGGCATCGCTGTCGAATACTACGATATTGCGATCAACGCCAGCAGCTAGTAGTGTGTGCCAGCCGTCATCATTCATCTTCTTAACAAATTGAGCTTCCATAACTTCCATAGCACGACCAACAACGTCCCAGCGGGCGTCACGGGCATACTTTAGGAGGTAGTCAATTGAGGCGCCAATGTCATAGGTTGGAACCATGACGTAATCGCCTTCAACATGACGCTCTGGAATGTAACCATGATTAGGAATTGTGTAGGCCACAAAGTCCTTCTCGGTACCAGGAGCAAGGAAATCTAATGGAAATTCAGGAGTAGCACTTTGAGCCAATACGATTGGTTCGAAAATGTTATCAAGAATATCGCCATTTAGAATACCTTGACGAAGTGGTAATTCTAGGGCTTTTGCAAATTCTGCATTTGCGGCTAAAGCCTCTTCTTTATTCAGTGAACCTGAACGAACAAGAAGATCTGTAAGTTCTGGTGTTGGTTTAAAGGTCTGATTATTAGATGACATTTTTTTTCTCCATTAAATTTGATTACTGAATGTTAACTGAGACTTTAGCGAAACCATCAGCATCCTTACCACTAAGGAATGTGCCGATTTTGACAGCGTTTGTTGATGTTGTTGATACTGTGCCACTTGGGCCAACATAAGCAGAATCACCAGCAGATGGACTACCATCAACTAGGTCAGTTGTAACTTGGCCAACTCTTAGAAGAGTAACCTTGCCACCAACTTGAACTTCGTCTTTGTGCCAGTTGATATGCTGTCTTGTTAGATCAAGATTTACAACATCATTTAGTAGTACGCCTGCTGGAACGTTGCCAGAAGCAGCTGCTGCATAAGCAACTACAGCATCAGCATCGTCCATTGATACGCCTACACCACCTGTTACGAAAGAAACTACGCCGCCTCTTTCAGCTGTTGTATTCATGAAAAAAGAGATATCTGTTAAATGTTCAATACGATCTGGTTTAAGAGCCATTGTTATTCTCCCTTATTAAGTTTTTTACCGAGTCTGTTGCAAACAAAGTCTACGAGAGCTGCACGAGTTGAATCAACTTCTGGAACTTCTTCGCCGCCAACAACGGGAACAATTTCTTCAGTTGTTTCTACATTTTCAAGAGCCTCGGTAATGTCATTGGTTTCTTCAACTTCATCAGCCTTGGCCATCTTATCTTCTTTTTTCTTTTTGGTCTTGAGCATGTCTGTCATTGCAGCAAATGTTTCATCGTCAACATTTTCAAACTTCTCAAGTACGTTATCAAGATTATCATCTTCATAACCGTTCTCAATGAGAGCAGCTTTGCGCATCATTTTCTTTTCTTTCTTCATATAGCCTGCAACTGCTTCATTAGCTTGATTAAGCTTTGTTTCTAGTTCGACTATTGAAGCTTCCATCTTTTTCATTTTTTCTTCATAGTCTTTCATCTTTTTAGCAGCTTCTTCCTTTTCGGTTACAAGCTGATCTTTTTCGCTAGTTAGACTATTCAATGTTTCTGCATGAGCATTCTTCATAGTTTCGATTTCGGTCTTGAGTTCTGTTACTGCTAATTCAGCAGCCTTTGTGGCTTCTGAGCAGTCAGCAACAGTATTTTCAGCTTGTTCACTCATTGTATTATTCTCCGTTTGTTCGGTTGACTGAAAAATAGTTACACCTGATTTTGTAAAATCGTCATTTTTTTCTAAAAATTTAAATTCGTCTTTACTAAATATTATACTATCTGGATTTGCTGGTCTGTCTACATAGCCCTTACCACTAAATGTAATATTTCGTAAAACTCTACCAATTTTATAGTTTTCGTGCTCTCCCATACCACCATATGCTCTAAGATATTTAGTTAAATATGCTGTATTATTATCACGAGATAAAACTTTATATTCTCCAGTATCTTTATTAATTAATCCATAATCAAAACCCTTGAAAAAGCATTCCATGCTCACGTATTTCAAGCCATTCTCAATCTCTGCTATGAGCTTGTTGGTTCTTTCTTGGAGTTCAGGTTTGGTATAAGATTTATAGATTACGGCTCCGGTCAAAATATGATACTTTTCTGGTAAATTCTCTATTGGTGTATTTTCGTCAATTAAAATGCCATCTTGTGTAACAGGATAGTTTGATACTATATGGCCAATAATTAAACCTTCATCATGTTCTAGATTTGTAGGTTTGTGTTCTGGACTATGGCGAGCGGCCCATACTTCATTTTTATCGAAAATATCGTCATTTTTATTCCAATTGCTACTTACTAAAATAGACTGAGTGTAATATAAATCACTGTCGTTGACAGAAGCTAAAGCCTTAAAAGTTTTAGATTTTAGCTCTTTACTGCATGGTTCTATTGCAGATGCGTATGATATGCTGGCGGATGTCTGAATTTTTTCAGCTATACCATCATCGTATTCTTGTTGAAATATTTGCATTTTATAACTCCAGTATAATACTAACTATACACCGCTGAATAAAATGATGACTTAATTAATTTATTTTCTTCACTAGTAATTGTGCGATTTAATTCGTTACTAATTTGTTTGATCCAGTAATTTAAACTATTAAATTTGGAGATAATATCTGTATGATTAATTTGACTTATAGCCTTATTTATATTAATCTCATTAATAGAACTATTAATTTCTAGTCCTAATAAAATTTTAGTTTTAAAATCATCTAGTTCTTTACTTTCTTTAGCAGATAGTTTTCTAAGGTTATCTTTATTATAAAATTCTAATAACATAGGATTGACAATTTCGCTGATCTTGTCTTGAGCTTCATTTGCCCATATGGCTAAAGACGCTCCTGTTCTTGGGGCGAAATCTCTTTCTTTTCTTTGTTGTGAATCTTTACTATTTTTTGGGCGACCTTCTCCGGATATTCCAATGGGAGAACTAGATCCAGGATTTCCACCAATTTTTGGAGCCGTCGGAAACTTAGCTTTCATTTCTAGTCCAGTAATTTCTCCTCGTTTTTTAGGATCTAATTCTAATCCTACTTGACTTGGTGTTACGATTCCAAGCTGTAAAGCAATCTTCTTAAGATTATTTTCAAAATTAGCATCATAATAAGGACCAGCTTTAGGTACCATACGTTCAGCATCTCTATCTCTATTTTCTCTATTAAGGCGATATTTTTCCATATTCGGATCAATGCCGAATTTCATTTGGATCAGTTCATCGCTAATTAAGTTTCTATCTGCAAGTTGTACTAGGAGTGCTTTTTCAGCATCTTCATTGCTAAGATCCATTCTGTCGAATTCAATTTTTGCTGGATATTTAAATCCCATAGCCTTTTGTACCAACTCTAATTCTTTTTCCCAAAAATTAACTAGTACATCACGCCCATATTGCAGTCGTTGAGTGAGTGTTTTTAGACTTATAAAGTTATTGGTTGTTCCGGATGCTCCGAACGTTCCTGTTAATGTTGGTGGAATTCCAAGTCCAGCATATACGCTATTAAGATGAGGAGTATATTTTCCTTCACCTAAAAAGTTATGAACATTAGTATTGCTTTCAATAAGTTCGATATCTGGACCCCAAACGAGATCCATAGTTCCGCCTCCAACGTTATTGCCCAAAATTGCTGACAGTTTGGCTGCTGCTGCTTTGGTTGGGGCGATCTTGTGCTCAAGACTACCCAATTTGAAAATTCTGATATTAGAAACAGCTCCATCAAGAGCACACATATCAGCTAATTTTAGTTTTTCTAAGATTGTTATATCATCCATGATAGCGTATATCATCGGGTATGCCCATACTTGCCAATCATCTTTTTTATAATGAAAAACTAAAACCTTGTCGGGATTTAATACGTATGGCTTTTTTGTTTTCGCTGCTTCCAAAATATCTTGAGGTAACTGATTTACAATATTTTTTTCCGCATCATTCTTAGGAGCGTTAATAGTACGTCTAAGCGAAGACGGTAATGTAACTCCATATATTTTTTTCTGAGCAAATGATGATAAAGATCCACCAAGAACATCGACATATACAGGATCTATAAATGTATACTTCCAAGGAATTTCTTTTTTATCAATATCAACATCATCATATTCTGGATTGATAATATCTGCCGTAGCCGTAGCTCTATACATTCTATCAATAGTTTTTGTACTAATTTTAGCTGTTTGTTTACTAACTACTATATTTGCTGTACGATATAAATTATTTAGAAATCTTTCACTGCGATCTCTACCATTAACTTTCTTAAACCATGCCTTATAAAAACGTTCTATTCTTTTATTTGGGTGAACAACTCTGATGCCCTGAGAAGCAAAATCACCCATCAAGTCAATAACATTCTTTACTAGTCCTACTCTTTGATAAATTTCATCTGCTCTACGAATAATATTTTTAACTTTGTTAGGAACAGCTTCTTCTGGACGGAATGAATAGTAGTCAGACTTTGTGAGTCCTGGTCTACCATCAACATTAGAATCAAGACCAGAAAAGTCTAATCTGGTTCGACGAGCTGTAGATTTACCAATACCATTATATTCGGCTAATGATTGTGATGATACTTGTAGGGCGTCTTTTTTGCTTTGTAAATCTTCACCCCAAGTAACATAGGCTTCTTCGTTTGATAGTAACTCGTTTTCGATAGCTTCACTTTTTGGATAATTTTTAGCCATAATAACTCTATTTATATTGTAATTGTATTGTAATTATATTACACCATTAATTCCTATAAATGCCACCATATATGTCAGCATTGGCTGAAGATGTAAACCATTCTGGACCTTTGTACATCTCGTTATCTTTTTTATTGGATGTTGGCATCTGTTTGAGATTGCCACCAATAATATTGTAGTCTGGAGAGGCTAATGTGCGATTGATTTGTCTTGCTAACATATTTGCAATTATTAAAGCACTATAACGGTCTTTTCTTAATCGGCCCTTTTTACCACTAGCACTTTTAACTTCTGGAGTATCCCATCTGTCTCGTCCTCCAAATCCGCTACTAGTATGACGCATTACTATAGTTGTAAGTTCATTTTTAAGTTCTTCTATTTCTAATATGCATTCGCTCAAAGTATCATATATTGGATTTAGATCAGCATCTATAATTTTTCTACCTTCTTCTTCTATGGCCAAGCCTAAAGTTAAATTATCGAATCTTGGAAATAATATAGCCTTGTCTTCTAGATCTTTTCTTAATCCATGATTGGCTTGTGCTGTCCAATCTGCTTTGGCAAATTGCACCAACTCTAGTATGTGCAATCCTGGTTGAGCGTCTGTATCTTTAGCTTTATCATAATTTATGATAGGCCAAATTAATTTCTCTCCAGATTTTAATTTATCTGGATCATGTAATGCTTCTTCAATAGCCACACCTCCACCCTGAGCATCCATACCTATTTTTAGAGGAGTAAATGTTTCCATTAAACTACGAATTTTTCTAGCACAAAAACCATAAAAATCATGATCTTCTACTAGTCCTGTCTTTTGTCTTTCTTTAAAATTACTTCTATTAGTAGTCCAACAATATACAATTCTATTATGATCTGGATGTAATTCTAAAATAACTATACTAAAATTATCTTGTTCGCTAGCAGGATCGATACCGTAAATATATTGTTTGGATGGATCACCCTTGATTCGAGTATCAAAAACTACCTTATTACTGTTTGGTAGTATAATTTCTTTATTGTCTCCTGTAACACAACTTTCTATCAAGCTTCTTTTAAAGAACCCATCACTATCTGCTGTAAAACATGCGGCATATTCCATGTTATATATACCGCTATGGATAGTAGCTTTAGCACGAGCCACCTGTTTATCATCCATAAAACCAACAGGAATTAATTCGTATGGAATTCTAATAATACTATAGTCTTTCCAATTAAAATTATCAGGAACTTCCCCATTAAATATTTCTTCTAATTTCCTCTGATCTCCTTGGCTTTCAATAATAGATTTATATCTTCTCCAATAACTAGCAAAATGTTTGAAAGCATAATCAGCTGTTCCGCTAATAATTGCTTGATTACCCATTTTAGTTTCTAGGCTTTCAAGTTCTTCATTCCATATGCCAGCTTCTTTCATGGCTTTTTTCTTAGCTTGTTCTTTAACGTTTTGAATTGGACTAGCGCTAACTGCTGCGAACCCTGATACTACTGTTTCGTAAATATCAGGACTAATAGATGCAAATTCGTCAGCAATAATAATATGGGCGCGCAAACCTCTGATTTTGCTACCATCACCCATAGGAATAGCCACCGCCCAACTTTCACCTAATCTAATGGTACATCTGTCTACATCTCGTCTTGGACCATCATCATTACCATTAAAAATACTTCTTAAAATTGAACTATTACGCCAAATAGTTTCCATATATTCAAAGATAATTTTACTTTGTCTAAAAGCCGCACCTACGATAACAATTTTAGTTCCTGGATTAAATATGCATCTTAATACAGCATATAACGCTAGAAGAAACGACTTACCCCAGCCACGACTAGCAATATACATTGGAAACGGACGTATCCAAAACTCTTGCAATATAGCAATTTGAATAGGATGAAGTTCTATATCAAATAATAATTTACAAGTCATACCGAAATATTTAGGATCGCGCATCAACTTAATTAAATGTAAATCAGGATTTTCTATATCAATTTTTTGTCTACGAATCATGTGATTATCTGAGATCTCTATTTTTGATAGATCTCCAAGATTCAACCACGCATCTTCGAACATATGTTTATTCTTGATTTGGGACATACTTATCGTAAACTCTTTTCATAATGGATAGTGCTGTTTTTTCTGCCCAATGAGGAGATCCGCAAAATATGACATGTATATTATGATATATCGATAATTCTGTAACAAATTTCATAATAAATGCTGGAGAGATTTTGATATGTTTCCATAGTTTCTGTGGAATATCCGAACCAACAGGATAGTTCATCATCTGATCATAATTGCATTCGATAAGAATATATGCGTGTTTATATTTGCTCATACGTTCTATAACGTCCTTAAATCTTTTTTCTGTCATATTATTAGCAAGTTCTGCTATTCCATTTTTTCTCTCTATGCAAAGTAGATCCTCTAGTCCTTCTATACTATAATCTCCAGTATCTAATTTTTTATTAGCTTTAGCATGATAGGGAAATTCCCACGGATGCTGTTCTCTGGTGTCAACTATAATAGTAAAATTATCACTCATTTTTTACTCGCTACAATTCTCATAAAAGTGGGAGCAAATACTTCTTCTTGACCCTTAATCGCATCATGATGATATCTACACAATGTTACGCCATTATCTACTACAAATCGTAGTCCTGGAAAATCAGCCCAATTTTTTATATGGTGAGCATTTAGTTTATATTTTAGATTACAGTTTGGCCATTGGCACTTAAAATGATCTCTTTCATAAACACTAGTTCTCCATTGTATATATTTTGGATCTTTAAAATTACGTTTCATCAGATACACTTTCAGGAGTTAAAAATGGTTTATCTAGTGTCTTATCAGCATACGAATGATATTGTTGAAGATCTTTAATGGCTTTTTGAGTAGCCATACTGATAATTTCCATCTCTCGTCCTTCTCTCTCTCTTATTTCTTCATCTTCAAGCATACGTATAAGGCCTAACCAACTGCTTTTGCCATCTTCGATTCTTTTAATACGTTGCTCTCTGGTAGCTTTGAGATCTTTACTAATTTTTTGTTGTTCACCTAATAATTTGGTATATTCATTTGTATAATTAGCAATACTATTACGAGCAAAACTAAGCTGTGTTTCTAAATTAGCCAATTTGGGAATATCTCTTTGATCTTCTGGTTTTTCATATTCGGCATCTACTAGACGCTGTAATTTTTCTGTTTCTGCAATATGACGCTTGCGTTCTTTCATAGAACGATTAATTAAAATATCTATTGTAATAAATTGTTTAATTTGTAGTTCTTCTGCTGGTAAAACATCTTCTCTAAACTGTCTTAGTAGATTAATCCAAATGTTTTCAAAGTATTCTAATTCGCCACTATCATTATCAAACTGTTTAACTATTTCACTCCAGAAAGTTTTACTATGTAATTTATTCTTTAAATATTCTTCATCGTTAACAATGGTATCGTCTTCTAATAATCTATTCTCGATGATATATCTTTTAATGGGGGCGGTATTACGATTTAGTTGATCGGCAATAGTATCTATAGTTAATGATTTAACATTATCTCGTATAAATTTTTCTTCATCTAAACTTAATTGTCCACGTTTTTTACTCATAATTATGATCTTTTAAAATTGATTGGATATGTTTTTGCAGTTGAACCAACTCGTTTTTAGTTACTTTTATGCCGCCCTTAACCTTTAAATAAGTTTCTCTATATTTTGTATGAATATTATCCTCAATAATTTTTAATATTTCGTTATTAGATATATTGTCTAATAAATTATTTTCTGATTGATGTTCTGAGGTTTCTATATCAACAGGCTTCATTAGATTTTTTTTGGTGTTGTTTCGTTCTATCCATTGGGAATAAATGGAGCAATTGTCCTTATTGGTATATTTAGCACACTGATTGGAACTTTTTTTATAATCAGGATCAAAAAATGGACAACCTACACAAACATTATCAGGGCGATAGTAGTTGTCTCTTTTAAAATTAAATAAACGATTTCTTACGTGGGTCCACAAAAAGTTTTCTAGTGGGCGTTTGTGATCATAATTTTCTAATCCTTCAAGAGCAAACATGGCGGCTTGCTGTTTCATATCATCAATTTCATGATATCCAAATTTAAATTTATAGATTAGTTTTTTACTTATATTATCAACGGCCTCTAAAAAATCTTTTTCTGTAATTTTTTTTCTGGTAAAAATATCATTCTTTTTTGGTTTTGTCATTATCGTCTTCTAATAATTCCTCTATGGTTTTATTATCAACATTCTGAGCAGCTAGATCCTTTTCTATATTTAGATCTTCTGAAGCTGTGACTTTTAGTGTGGAATCTACAAAATGATCAATTTTATTCATATTTCACCTTGCATTGATATTAATCTGGTCTAATATACATTATAGTTCTTTTTTACACTAAGTAAAGGAAAAGGGTGATTATATGAGTCGTAATTATAAAAAGTGGACCCAAACAGACATTCAGTTTATATTAGACAATCAAAATATGCTGGATAAGGATGTTGCTGTGAAACTCAGTGAAATAACTGGTCAAAGTATATCAGCAAGCATGGTTAGACGTCAAAGACGCAAGAGTGGTATTGCCAAAAGAAGAGGGCGTCCAAAGAAGGTTGCATCAGTATGATTACGGAACAGGAATATTTAAAGTCATTAACTAAACTACAGGAAAGGGAAAAATTATCATTATTAGCTAGTGAGAATGGTAAAAAATTTTTAGAAGAATATAAGAAGGCACTAGAAACTGCCAAAAAAGATAATAAACAAATTTTCTTATTATTTTATATGGTTGGTTGTGATGGATGTAATGTTATTAAATATTTACTAGATAACAATGATAGTATTAAAAATATATTATCTAATTATATAGTGCTATATTATAATGCTACTCAAACCAGAAGCTCTTTGGTACAAAAATATAATATATATTCTTATCCGGCCTGTTTGATTATTAATGATTCTGAAAAAGTAATTAAGCAGAAGTTGGGGATTAAAGTGTTTGATGATCCGTCTGTGGATTTTTTAGCTTGGTTAAATAGTTAATTTTTAATTATTATGGTATTGGATTCAATATCATATTAAATTCACAATCTGGCTCAACCAATTCTTCATTTTCATCATAGTATGGATTAAAAGCATTAGCAAACCATCCTGCAAATACTGTAGCCACATCAGTAACAATATCGTACGGATTAAGTGGAGGGTTAGGAATATTTACTCCAGCACTAAAAATTGTAGTTGTTCCATTGATAACATTAGCACTACTAAATGTTAGAGTCATACTTGTGGATGAAATACTTCTATTAACCTGTAATTCATAAAAAACTTCCCCATATCCTGCTATAATTTGACTTCCTGTTGCTTGATTATTAAAATTACCATTAATATCAAAAGCTGCTGTAATAATTAGTGTTGAATTTAAAATACTATTAATATAGTTAGCTAGTGCTAAAGCGTCCGGATTATTAACAGCTGGTCCAGATGTTGGAAATTGACATCCCTCTATTTTAAATTTTAGTTCGTCACAGTTTAATACTGGTTCAGGGGTGCTGGTTGGAACACAGTCTGCTGGATCAACTTCTGAATCTACTATGGATCCTAAAGGAACAGGATCTGTGCATCCTACAGCAACACAGCTGGCAAATATTAAATATGACTCATCAGTATCTGCATCTTCTGCTACTAAAAATATCATGGTAACACCATTATGACATCCTTCTTCGCTATTGCAGTTTAATAAAAATAGAGCATCATTAATTTCGTCATTAATATTAGGAATATTTATAGTAAAAGATGCTGATCTTTCTCCTGCTGTGTATGGTACGAAGCCGTCAACAGGAGTACTCTGACTAGTACAATTATTATAATTGTTCATATCAAATTCTTCACCAACATACATTCCTTCTGGAGTAATAATTTTAGGAATAAAATTTGTGCGACAGCATCTGTGTCCACCGGCGCATGATACTTGTCTCAAACCTATATCTGGAACATTAACTTCTCTAATAGTATCAAGATAAAATGCATATCCTTTAATGGTTGTTTTAAGATTTGGTGGAATAGTAATAATTACTGGTTCTACAGGAATGCATTTTGGAGGAGATACACATAAGCCAGTGATATGGTCAACTACTGCACAAGATCCACATTCATTACTAGATAATTTTAAATCTTTAACTAGGCCGAATGTATTATTTTTAGGATAAGATAATAATTCATTAAAAAATGATGTATATGAACTATTACCATAATTTATAATGGAAGATAGTCTTTGATTACATAATGGATAATTCGCGCTTTCTGGATATCCACTATCAAACTGCCCATTAGAAAAATCATATTTATTACTACGTAAAGCTTGCGGAGTTAATGTTAATCGTACATTTCTAGATGTATTATATGTTATTCCAAATGGAATATTAATATTATCATAAAGATCAGATAGTATTTTTTTAGAATAAGTATAACGAGACGATGCTAAAATAGTTTCTTTATCATAATTTGTATTAAAAAGCGGCTTAATAGTATGATCTATATGATTAGCTTGTTTATTAGAATCAGGAGTAAATAACATAATTTGACCTTAAAAAATTTAATAAATAGATACACCACTAAAATACAATTAGATTAGCACGACGGTGGTGGGTTGGGAACGAATGTTCCAGCAGTACCTCCGTCATTACAGGCGCTATCGGTAAAGGTTGCTGTACCACCAACATTGCCTCTATTTTTAGAAGTATCTGAGAATGTTGCGTCAGTAGCAACCGATCCTGTTGTTTCATTAATACTTGAATCAGTAAATAGGGCATGTTCCATATATCCATAATTTTTACTACTATCATGGAATGTTACTGTACTATGAGAGAAATACATTGTACTAGATTGTCTTGTTGATGTATTATAAAAATCTCCACTTCCATTAAATATAAAATTAGAACCCATGCTTGAAGTATCATAAAATATTACATTTCCGGTAACAGTACCTTCTGTTGCTGATGAATTATCATAAAATTCTGCATTTCCAGTTATAGTGGATCTATCAACATTTGAGCCTGTTCTGAACTTAACTGGAGAAGCTGATATTGTGATATCCGCATCTTGTAAAAAGCCTCCATTAATAAATTCACAAGTTTCTGATGCTTGTATCTGAATGGGGCTAGAGCAACTGTCGCCAGCAAATACATGTCCACCGTCACATAATAAATTAGCGCATGATAATGATACTCCTAAAGTACCACTAGTATTGATTGTTACATTATTCAATACGATACTATTAGAAGAAAAATAATCGTTTGGTATTTTACTGACATTGCCAGCAATTAGCACATTGTCACCATTCGCCGGTAAGGCGGATGCGGGACTTAATCCTGATGAATCTTCCCAATTATTTAAATTTGTCCATTCGGTATCAGTAGTACCAACAAATTTATAAGCTCCACTGGGTTGAGGATCTCGCCAAGCTTGACCATCACCATTAGAACCTGTCATTAGATTTAAACATGGTTGAGGCTCACAAACAGCATCTCCATTTTCATTAACTCGTACGGCACACTCTCCTTGAGGAACCCAACCATAACCTGAATTAAAGGGGTGAGCTGGATATCTATCGTTAACTCCAGAACATAATACTATAGTACCGTCCCATTCGTCAATAGTATCCCATGTTTCTCCATCACATAATACTTGAAGATCAAAATTTTTGGATCCCACAGTACCATAGAATAGTGGAGTGAATGGGTTGGGTAAATCATTTAAATATCCAAAAGTATTATCATAACTTATAATTCCACTACCATAAATATAATTATCTTGATCAGTAATTCTCCAAACATTATAATTTGGACAATTACCAATATTATCACATTCTTCACAAGTTCCACATTCATATGGTCCACCAACTTGCTCCCAACCTTCTCCTGGGTCTGTTTCGGAGCATGTTCTGGTTACGCAATCACCTCCTTGTTCAAAACAATATACTGGCGCCGGAGGATCGCATGGATCATCAGAGCAAGAACTTTCACATTCTCCAATGGTAGCATATGGCCCACTATCTTGAGTCCATCCATCGCCAGATGGAGTAGATGTAGCACATTGTCTAACCACACAATCTTGATCTGGACAGTTGGGTTGATCAATTTTTGAAAAGCAATAATACGGAGGATCGCAAGGATCGTCGGCACAATCTGGACATGATCCTATGTATGGACCTCCAACCTGAGTCCAACCAGTTTCTCCAATAGGAGATTGTGCTGCACAGGTACGTATTATACAATCTTTAAAACCATCATACATTGATATTGTCTTTTCAAAACAATATACTGACGATGGTGGAGGAGGCGGTTCACAAGGTACTGCGGAAGATTCTGTATCACAGTCTATAGTTCCTATTGGCTTTTTACCAAAAGATCCTGGAACTACACAACTAGAAAATAATAATACTTTTTCATTGGTTGTTGTTTCGCCAACCAAGAAAACCATTGTTACTCCATTATGACATCTGCTAAGTGTACAATCTAAATAAAATGATAATGATGTTAATACTGATGGATCATTCAATACAAATTGAAAAGTATCTGATCTATCATAAGGACTAACTCTTGTAAATCCTGGAGCTGGTATTTGTCCACTACTGCCTCCATAAAAATAAATATTATTCATACTAATATTTCTATTAGCAACTATAATATTGTTATTATCATCAACTAATATTGGTTTAAATATTGTTGAATTGCATGTATGACCACCCCAACAGGTAGGATTTCGGTCTCCTATTCCTGGTATATTTATAGGTCTACTATTATGTAAATAAAATGCATAACCTTCAATTACTGGTTTAAAATCTTGATATAATGGTTCTGGAGTACAATCTATTTGAGGAATACATTCTTCAGGAGGAGAGCAGAGACAAGACGATGGATCTAGTACTGATCCTGATGGACAAACTATAGAACATACTGGCGGATTTGTAGTGTCACACAAATCGCTACTATTATTTCCATCCACTATATATAGTGATGTGTCTTGAGGATATAATAAGTTGTCTTCTGTTTTGCGACTCCAATGCAAACTGCCATATTTATATATTGATGTTAAATTTTGATCACAAAAATAATAAACATCATTAAATGGATATCCACGATCAAATTGCCCACGATTAAAATCGTATTTATTACTTCTAATAGCCTGTGGGGTCAGAGTTAGTCTTATATTTTTAGCTATATTATATGTTATATTAACTGGTATACTAAAATATTCATACGAATCAGATAATATTTTTTTAGAATAGGTATAGCGTGATGAGGATAATACTGTTTGAGTACTATTATTCTTATTTGATACTGGTTTTACTGTATGATCTATGTGATTAATATTTTTAGATGGATCGGGAGTAAATAGCATAATAAGTTCTCGTATAGATTTTATATAACTAAATTACACCACAAGGATCAATATTAGTATCTGATAGGCATTCTGAGTATCCGGAACATAAATTTTCAGTAAATCGTATAGTCCGAAAAAGGAATAATTATTTTGCAGAGTTGGTGTGTTGTTGTAATTATTAATGTGGGCCATATAGGAGATGAAGCTTTTAATAACGTTGGGGGGCAACAGATTGTTGCTGATCCAACTATTAGATAGTGGATATGATTGATTAAATGAGGGTGAAAAGAGTTGAGGGCTGTTACTATTAACTTCTTTAGATTCGTTAATAACAAAATTACTCATAAAATATTTCTAGTTATAATGTGTTTCGTATATTCTTTACACCGTGTTTCAATATATAATTTTTTTTAAAAAGAGATATAAGAAAACGGCCAATTGTTGTGGGGTGTGCTTATTTTTTTTATACCCCCGCCGGTTTTTGGGGGTTCTATCCCCCATTGGTGGGAAACGAAAAAACCCCCCTATTCGTGGGGGAACGCGTAGCAAATATCATGCCAAACGGAAAATAATCCGAAAGACTCTACCCCTTTTGGGGGGGTGTTGCAAAATGCCGAGCAAAATGCAAAAAGTGTAGCAAAATGCAACAGCCAAAATGGCAACGCCAGAATGGCATATGTTGTAAACCTAGTATTTTCAAGGGTTTGCGACTACCAAAATATTTTTCTGGTTTGG